TTTATATTTTCGTATAGGCTTGAGAAGTGGCTTTAATCATTGCTTCATAATAACCAGTAAATTTGCCGACATCTTCCAAAGTTAAATCAGGTTGATGTCTCAATAGTCCTGCAAGTATCAATATTTCAATTTCTTCTTCGCTTAATTTAGCTGTGATAAATTTATTATAAAATTCGTATCTTCCAAGTTCTGTTTGTTTGGTAATAAATTTAATAGCATTATTATCAAACTCAACAAGCATTTCCTTGCCATTGGTTTGAATTTTTAACGGTTCGTTGAATAAATCGTCTAATTCTGACATTTTTAACTCCTATAAATTTCTAACATCGGTTTTATCGATGCAAATTAAGCTATTACTGATTTATTAATTTTTCTATCCTGAAGCTCTGCTTTATTCACGAAAGCAACAATTTTTCTTTCGGAATAATCTTGTAATTCTTTTTTACGTTGCTCAAAAGTCCAACCAAGTTCAATAAAAGCAGTATTTAGAATCTGCAATTTGTCTATCAATTTTATTTGAGCAGGGGTTAAATTATCCCTAATGTTCTCCACTAAGTATTTTTCTCTATATTGTTTTGCTGTATAGCCTGTAACAATGCGATTAATTAAATCTGCTTCATTCGAGTAATGATAAAATTTAGCTGGGTCATGTGCAGATTGTATTGCATCTGTCAAAGGTCTATAATTAATGCCTGTTTGAAATCTTATTGTTTTATAATCTTCGAGATTGTGAAATAAATCTAAAAGCTTATTTAAAAGTTTTTTACCAAGTTCTGTATTAGCTTTCAGTAAAATAAGTTCAGCAGTCCTTTTGCTAATAAAATAATCTGTCCTAGCCCTGCCTTTCGTTTGATTGATGACCTTTATATAATCTTTGTTTTCTTCAAAATATAAATTTCCAGAATCTTCACATTTTAAACTTATTAAATTTCTTTCAGACCATCTTTGATAATTCCCTTCAAGATTTTTTTTGTTCTTTTCTTCCGCTCGGAAGAAAACTTTTTCATAAACATTTTTTAAATTAATAAGTTCATCTTTTCTTACTTCAATTCCTGTTTCTTTTCTGAAATCCATTAAAATAATTTTACTCATAAATTTTCATCCTTATTTCTTCATCCTGATAATAAAACCACCCCCTCGATGCAGGATGAAAACACCGAGAGGGCTTTTATTTAAATTTTTAATTAGATTAAATTGGCTTTTCTGACTTTATTGTCATGATTACAGGATTTGCATTTAAATCCGCCGACATCAAAGTTAAGATTGCCTGAAATATCGTTTTTTGTTTTACATTTTGTACAAATAAACGATAATCCGTTGGGTTTCTCTTTTTTAGCCATTACTCACCACCTTTTATGTAGTAATAGCGGTAATAGCGGTATCTGCTGCATAAAATTTAGTGTCTTGCATTAAGCCTGCGGTTTTTGCATCGGGCAAGCCTGTATTTCTTGTGAATTGCTTAACTGTAAAGAATGTCTTTCCTGAAACCTTGATTGTATCAAAGGCATCTTCGCTTGCTCCTGATGTAATTGATTCAACTTTGCATTTCATTAAATGTAAAGCAGCTGAACCGTTAGGTATTTCAATGCCCTCTGGCTTAATTGCCATCTGGAAAGGTTTTGGGTTATCCCCTTTTTGGAGAGAAAACGTTGCCGCTGTAGTATTTGTTCTATACCTACCACCAAGTAAAACAACTAAAAGTGGAAAATCAGTTTTAGCGCATTCAAAACTAAATACTCCGTTAATGGTTTTTGCGAATGAGTCCATTACCACTCCATCGCCTGTTAAATCTGTGCTTTTAAGTTCTGGATTACTTGAAAAGTTTTTGATGCCAGGAATATCAACAGCAGTGCCTACCGTATAAGCGGATAGGGTATCTGCTGTTATTTCAAACAGTTTTGCATCTGCTGCGCCGAAACTCCATGATTGAGTTGCTACATCTACCATTGTTTTTTCTCCTATAAATTACCTGTGTTATACACTCCTGTGAACTGATATTTTATTCCTGCCCCTCTGACGAGAAGCCTATTTTTGTCAACTACAATTTCTTCTATTTCTACAAGTTCAACTTTTTTAATAGCAGTATTACTCAAGATATATGTACTTTTGTCTATTGAATTCACAATTAATGCAGTAAATTCAAGGAATTTTTCCAAGCTTTCCTGCTTTGTTTCCTGTGTATAGTCAATAAGAAGTATCAAATCGCAACTAAAGCGTCTTGCCGCCTCTGTTTTTGATATAAAATTTGTTTCTAAAATTTTGAATACATCTGGTTCTATAGTTATTGAATTTTTAGAAACATTTTGCTCGTTTGTAGGTATACCCTTATAAATATCTTTTTTAGGGGTTACAAACTTATTCAAACTCGAATCACTAATAAGAGTCTGATAAACAGACTCTATAATGCTGTATTCTATTGACATTCTTTATTAATCCCTGTTATTGAATAAATGTATTTGAAAAAGCCTTATAATTTTCCCTGTCGCTTCTTCTGATAAATCACGCATAAAAGGACGAGCAGGAAGTTTTCTTTTTTTATCTCCGTAGTTATGAGCTGCTGCATATTCAACATTTGTTTTAACTTCCGCACCAAAAGCATTTGAATATGGTCTTATACTGTTTTTTAGTCTTCCAGTATCTTGCAATATTTTTAAAGAAGTTCTCCCTTTTTTAACCGTACCTCTTTTAGTAAGCATTTTTCTGCGTTTCATTGTTTGCTTTGTCAGCATTATAGGTCGCCAATGAGTTCCTTTTTCGTCAGATTCTCCCTCAAACCTTTTCATCACATCAGCATGCATAATCAAAGAAGCCTTCTTAAAAGGAGTTGCCATATTTAATGCTTTTTTCTTCATCAAATTAATGAGGTTTAAAAGCCCTTTATCGTCAATTTTTACTGTAATATCAGACATATTAATTAACCTGAATAATTTTCAAACATTATTACTGGTTCATTTGCTTCAACAACCGTTTCAGAAGAAGAATATGAAATAATTTTGTCCGTTTTTGTTAATCCGAAGATAACTTTTTTACCTTTAGAAATATCTTCAAGTTCTGAAATAGCTTGTTCGTACCGCACTCTTTGAGGGGATTTTGTAGTACCACCTTCAGTAGTTTCAAGATTTGAATGTAAATTGTAAGCAGCAATAACAGCCGAGTAGCTTTTAATTTGAGAGGGAGTCGAAGTAAACGGGAGTGTATATTCTCCAAGGTACGAATTAATCTGATCATCTGCAATTTCAATTACTCCTATCAAATCTTCATCGTCAATGCCTGAAGTTGAACCAATATGACCCATTAAGGCTCTGACATCATCAGGAGTGCAATATCCTGTATAATCAAAGCCAAAATTTAATGAACTTATAGAGGGTGTGGCGGTTCCGTTAGAATTTAAAAAGATTCTGATTTTCACTCTGGTTCTTTCAGTCGTGAAAGTTGATAAATTTGCCTGAATCTCTGCAAGGGTATTGCTTTGCGAATAACTGCCATTAGATACAACCCAACCAGAATGATAATAATAATCCTGTCCGTCTTTTATTAGAGTATATTGAACGGCTGTTCCGGTCGGCTCTGTTACTATGGGAACAAAAGAGTTTATTGCAGTAAGCGGAATACTCTTTTTAGTTGCAATTGACGGATTTAGATTACAATAATCATAAGCGGTAGAATACGCATCAGATAAACGTAAAACACCGCTTGCGGATTCAATCAAGTTTTCATCAAATGTAAAATTATCAGAATATTTGAAAAGATATTGCTTTAAGCTCTTAGGCATTTCCTTCGGCTTCCTTTATTTTTTTTACAAGAGTCGCATCTTTCATATTTGAAATATTGCCTTTTACACCTGCTTCTTTTGCTTGAAGCTCTAATGCAATTCTTTCTTCAAGAATTTTTTCAGGATTTATAGCTTCAAGACCAAGTTCGTTTAAATCATCATCTGAATCACTATCAAGATCCACTACGCTTTCTTCGGGATTTATAGCTTTTATAATTTCATCAAGCCTTTTTTGTGAAACATTAATAACGAATTTACCGGAAGTTAATTTATAAAGACCTTCTCTTAATTGCTTAACTTCAATTTCATAGTGCAAGGCTTCTGATTTTGGGAGTTTTACACCTTCTTTTGATATTAATTGCATAATTTTTTGTATCCTCTTTTTTAAAAAGTTTTAAAGGGGCTATTTTTCAAACCCCTTTAATAAAACTTTTTATTACTTATAAATAACTTAAATTAAACTATGAATTTGTTACCATTACGGCTTTCCACCATGCGCCATAACCGAAACCGCCTCTATAGTTAGCACCATATTTAAGAAGTCCTTCTTCTGTGTATGATTCGCTTTGAAGATTTGGTGTTGTGAATTCAAGAGCTTTTTCTTCTTGAAAAAGAATTGGACGCATATCGTCAGAAACATCAACTACATAGTAATCGTCACCATCAGTAAACGGCCATACATGAATTTCTCCGATATATCCTTTAGCTTCGTTGGTAACTGAGGTTGAAATATTATCCTGAGCTTTTAATGATCTAAAAATCGGAGCTAAGAGAGGAGCGCAATAGATATCTATTTTAGTAACTCTTGGATTTAACAATCTTTTCGCATCGTCAGAGCCAGTCCAATAGAAGCCTTCTATTTTTCCGATAGCAGTCATAACATCAGCGTGTACTAAAGCTAAAGTTTCACCACCGCCGGAAACTGTATTATCTTGAGTACCAGCTGCATTCCCATAATCGTGTGTTGTATCGAAAAGATTTTGCCCGTCAATACAAACACCGTAAGTATTAGCATCACCATTTTCAAGCAAAACCATTGCTTTTTCTATTGGATGATCTACTGCTCTTGTCTGAAAACTATCAATCTGATCTTGATAGATATTAAGCCCAGAAAGAGGATTTTTCATTGCTGCTGCTGCTGCTCTTTCAAATTTTACTCTTTCAAGAACCATGCCATCATCGTACTCTACGTTAGGAATAGCCATATTGTACGCTTGGTTTGGAGTTTGATATTTTCTTGCTCCAAGTTTTTCTTTCATTCCGCCCATAAATTTAGAAAAAGGGTAATTGTTTGATTCAGAAGGGGTAACATTGTATTTTTTTAGAATAGAACCAAGACCTGAACCTGTTAGGCTTTCCAATACTTTTTTAATTCCGCCTGCTGTTACAACCTTGTTAAAAGCTGTAACTAAACCGTCAACTGTGTAACCTGCTGCTTGAGGCATTTTTATTTCTCCTTATAAATTTTTACTTACGAAAAATCCCTCCCGAAAAACTGGAGGGAAACTATATATAAAATGTCTTATTGGTTGAAAATGTTTTTAGATTTGAACTTCTGCTAGAGTAGTTGTTATAAATTTTCTGATAGTACCGACTTGAATATCATTAGTAGTAGTAGCTGCTAATTCTACTTGATCGTCAGATTTTCCATAAACTGCAACGCCTACATCTGTTGCTGCTATAGTTCCAGTTTTCATTTCAACTAACGCGCCTGAACCAACAGGAATTACCAGAACAGTATTGTCACCATCAGTTCCACCGGCTGCTTGATTGAGTTCTTCAAGAGCTACACCGCAAAATTTTTCTCCTGGGGTATCAGCTGTTAATTTCGCAAAACCGTCTGTGCCGTAGTTAAGCAAAGCACCTGCATAAATATGAACTGCTCCTGCTCCTACCGGAACTCTTTTTCTTGTTTCTTTTTCTACATAAACAGTAGATTTGTTTGCACTTAATGCCATGAGCTTTATCTCCTTGTTTAATTTTTTGTACTACTATTAGTCCACTATTAAAGAGGTGAGCTGTTCTCTTATTTTTTAAAAGGCTAAAAACCTTATGCCATTGCTTTTATTTCTTCATCTGAAAGACCGCTTGCTTTCAGGATTTCATTAGCTTGTTTCTCTGCTTCAGAGAGGTTTTTATTAGCTTCTTCTTTTTCTTTTTGTGAATAAGTAGCTGTTAAATCAATTTTTGGACGATTAGAGAATAAATCTTCAAAAGCATTTGAAATATTAAGTTCCTGTTCTTTGTCGTCTTTACTGAAAGTGATTTTTTCTTCGCTATCTTCAAGTTTTTCAAGAACAGCTGTAAGGGCTTTTTTCTGATAAGGATAAATAGAACCTTTTGCTATCAAGTCATTAACCTTGATTTCAACTTTTTCTTTTTTAGCTGCTGCTTTGAATTCAGCAAGTTCTTTTTCTGCTGCTGCTGCTTTGTCAGATTCTTCTTTTGCTTTGGTTTCTGCTGTTGCTTTGTCGGCTTCGGCTTTAACTTTAGCCGCTTGTTCTACTGCTAATTGTGCTTCGAGTTCTTTTGTCATTTTTTCTTCCTCATTGTCTATTGTATCTTTTTCTTTAGTGAATAAATCAGGGATTTCAGGTTGAGTAGCACCCAGAAGGGCTATAGAATCCAACACTAAACCCAATTCTTTATTTTGTATTTTATATTTTGTCCATATTTCCGGTGATCTTTTGCAAAATAATTGTTTATCTATCAAATTGAAAATCGGCTCTGGGATATTAACTAAATCGCCAACCGCTGATTCTCCGACTTTGCGGATATTTTCAATACTTCCAAATGCCGGCATCGAATCACTTTTTAACCATTTTTTAAAGTCTTCGGAAAGCATTTCTAGCATTGTCTTGGAATCGTCATGACCGAGTTTAATCGGCACTTGGTAAGAATAATCTTTCATTAATAAATTAGTATTATTTACAAGGTTTTCAATATCTTTTTCGGTATATGTCTTGTCTTTGTGTGTTCCTGCCTTAAAAAGTTCCTTGTCCTTGATTGAATAAAGCTTCATTTCTTTGTTTTCAGAAAGTTGCTTGACTGATTCCTTGACGGCTTCCTCAAATTGAGTTTTCTTGAAGAGCGTAACCTCGTAATCAACAGCCATATTGTCGATAATTTCATCAGCTATTCCGTAAGCAACGGCCTGTTCAGGTGTAAGGATTTTATCCCTTGTTAATTCTTCTCGTAGAACTTCTTTATCTTTTTTCAAGTTTACGCTGAGAATATCAAGCATTTTCTCATTTATTCTTTTCGCTTCATCAATGCCGATTTCCATATCTTGAATGTCACCGTGACAACCGCCTGAAACTTGATGAAGAAGAACTCTTGCGTTTTTTGTTATATATCTTTTTTTACCCATACTGAGAAGCCAAGCTCCACAGCTTGCAGTTTGCCCTATACAAACAGTTTCAAGATTGATATTCATTAAGTTTATTGCATCAATAATAGCTAAAAGGCTTGTTACGCTGCCGCCTGCGGAATTAATTATTAACCTGATATCTTTAGTAAATTTTGCTTTTACTGCTATTTCTTTAATAAGTCTTTCCGCTGCTCCATCATAGAAATAATCAAAGAAAAATATTGTTTCAGCCATTTTATATGCTCCTTTATGTGTGTTAAATTATTGCTTCCTGTTTATATGAACGACCTTTCATTATTTGAAAAATGCATCCGCTATTGACATTAAACATTTTTGCTATTCTTCCATAGGAATATTGACCTGATTTGTACAAGCCTACTATTTGTTTAATATCATCAGCGTTTAGTTTTCTTACGCTTTTAGGCCCTAAACTCATGTTTTTCTTTTTATTTTTATCATAGGTGTTTAACCCAGTGCGCCATGCGTGTTGCATATTTTCAAGATTAGTAACCCATTCAAGATTTTCTATTAAATTATTTTGTTTATTTCCATCAATATGATTAACAAAAGGCTTGTTTCCCAAATTCTGAATGAAGGTTTCAGCTATTAATCTATGAATGAATTCTGTTTTGCTTTTTCCGTTTTGCCTTAAAGACAAAGCCTTATAGCCTTTAGGAGTTATGTGTGAAAGCATAACCCTATTATATTTATTACTCCAAATTTGACCATTTTTATTAACCAAATAAGCCCCGTTGTATCTTTCAATGGGATAAAATTTTTCCATAATAACCTCTTATCTTATAAGTAAACCGCTATAACCTTGAAGATTTGGTAATTGAGTTAATATATTTGGCGGCTCTCCTTCGACTGTAGCGTTAACATAGACTGCCACTCCCCTATCTTGGTAATGAAGTGGATAATTCAGTATTTTATCTAGGTCACTTCCAACTTTTACCGCTTTACCATGAATAAATGCACTAAAAGGGTGACTTCTACCATCTAAAATTTCAGAAAAAACCTTGTAATAAGTATCTTTAGTTTCTTCGTTGATTTTAATTACTTCGTTATGCCTTGCTTTGTTGAAAGCAGCGTTAATATTTGTCCTTACTATTGTTCCAACTCTATTTTGAGTTATTGCAGGAGTTTGAATACTTCCTGCTGATTTAGCTAATTTATATGCTTCATCTAATTGCTGAATAATTTTCTTTTCAGAAGTTCCGCCCTGAATACCCATTAATAAGATTTGTTTAGTTTCAGCAAGATATTCTCCTGCGAGTTCTCCGGCTATTTCTTTAGATAAAGTTTGTATCCAAAGAAAATATTCAGGCTCAGGAAGTTCAGAAGCACTTATAGCAAAACTTTTCTTGATGTTTAATTCATCAAGTATGCTTGATTTACCTTCTTTGTATGCCTGTCCAAGTGTGAATTGAAGCAGCTTTTTGATATCGCCAACTAAAGAGCCTTGAATAGTTAATTTTTCTATTTCATCAAATCTTTTTTCAGTAATAATTTTTTTATTTACAATTTTATTGCTTATATCAATAAAGATTTTATAGGCTATGTCTGAGAATTCAGCAATTGCTTTATCTTCTTTGTCCATGAAAAAACTATCTATTTTAGAAAAATTAACTTTTTTCTCTGCCGGGCTTAATTCTTCACCGTTGTATTTAGTTTTTGAAAAGACTTTTTTTTTAGGCTTTTCTTCGGGATTATTTGGATCGGGATTAGGCAAGTTATTATCGGGCTGTGGCTTTGTTTCCAAAATTTCATCTTCATTTACAGCAGGATATTTTAACAAATCAAGAGTTTTAGCCTCACCTGATTTTGTAGGTCTTACCGCTCCTGCCTTTAATGCTTCGTTATAAAGTTTGATAATTTGCTCTATATCGTCATCATTAACCGGATTGAGTTTAAATTTTGGGTATTCATCTTGTAGACCATAATTGTAAATCACATAACGCTTGATTAATTGCTCGTTGACTGCTTCTTCAAGTTCTATATTGTCCTGATTAACCACCCATAAGAAAACATCAAACTGTGTACTTGCTTTTGCGTTGCTTCCGACTTTTGTATTTAAAAAACCAAGTTCAGAAGGTACTTTCATAGCTTTTGATATAGCGAAATCATATCTATCAAGAGCATTTTCAAACGCTTGCGCTCCACCTGTATCAAGTTGAACAATGTCATGAGCGAAATAATCAGGAATCATTATCACGCCACCCTGATGTGTTTTTTTAGTCGTGAGAGCTATACCTTCAAGCTTCTTTCTCGTTTGCTCTTCTGTTAATCCAATGAATGCTTGAGCCGATGGATCATATTTCATAATAATCGGCGGTATTCCAAATCTTTCAAGTAATAGATTATACAAAGACATTAATTTCTTTTTGTAAACCCAAGAAACATAGCCGGATTTTAAGTCAGAAACTCCAAAATAATTAGAATTTTCCATATTATTGATATGCAAAATCATTTTTTCTTCAGGAAGATTTATTTCTTGTCCGTCAACTTCCTGCCTGATGCCCTCTTCAAGTAAATTGCCGTATTTATCAGGATAGAATTTTATTAACCTGCTATTTCTTGTTTTAATTCCTGCTATTTTAAGTTTTCCTTTTTCATTTTGCCAAAGAATTTCAGACAAAGAAAAACCGAAAACCTTTTTTTGTAGCTCGATTTGCTTTAAAGTTTGATAAAAACTGCCTTTGAGATTATTAAAATTAGCTTCAATTTCTTTTGCAATATCTTCTTTGCCTTCTACTGGCTGAATGGTCCAACCTTTTGCAAGCATAGCCTGAACTCTTACTTCAAGACATACATTGACCTGTTCGTCATAACGCATAGAATCATAATCTGTTAACTTTGCTTCATCAGGATTTATACCCTGCATTAACGAATCGCCTGTTAAAAAAGCTACAGAAACCTCTTGGCTTTTGTCTTCTATGGTTGAATTATTATTGCTTTTAGCAAAAAAGTTTTTAATTTGGTTTATCAAGGTTTTTTCCTTTTTGGAATTTTTATTTGTTATTGTGTAAAATTTAAATGTAAAACTTATCAAATAGGTTGAAATTGTATGGAAAATGAGAAAGATACAAAAACTGTCGTTATTAGGTACGAAACATGGGAACGCATAAACAAAATTTGCAATAAATATAAAATGGAAGAAGATGCTGTTGTTGCTGTTGCAATTAGTGATTTATATCTTGAACTTATAGCCAAAATGGATGATTAAAAATTAGGCACAAAAAAGGCACTTAACGAAAAAACAGGGCATTACTGCTCTGCAAGATCATCAAGTGCCTAATTCTTGATTGTGCCTTTATGTATTTTAACCAGTCAGGCGATAAGGCGGTCGCTTTTCGGGAGCTAACCTAGACTGGTTTTTAAATTATCCTAAATATTTACTGGGGATGCCATGTAAAATCCTGTCAGCATAATTATTTTCCATTTGTAAGCGTCTTTTTTCTCTTGTTTCTTCTCTTCTTTGTTTATTTTTTACATTATGACGATTAGTTTGCTCTGATTGCCATTTGTAATACTCGGCAACATCAATAAATATTTTTCTACGGACCCTCTTAATGCATTTATCGAAGCCGGTGATGTCAGAATAAAATATCAAACTTCTAACGCCACCAATGTTTCCATATATTTTTTCTGCAAACTCTTTAACCGTCATTTGTTTTTTGTCTTCCATAATAATTACCGCCTTTCGTAATTTGTCTTATTTTTTATAATTTACCAATTGCCTTATATGGTAAAAAACTTAATAACAATGATTCATCAGGGTTGCATCTGTATATATCAGCGTAGTTTCTTAACTGTTTTATGTTTTGTCTTAATTCAAGTAAATCTTCTTGTCTTTTTTCATGCTTCAAAGGGCTGTAATAATGACCTTGATTCCAGTTAAAATCAACGCCGATAAGATAAATTTCTTTTGCTCCCTGTAAAATAGCGTAATTTATAGCAGGAATAGCTGAACTTTTGTGTCCGTATAATTTACCGCATTCTTCAAGGATAATCGTTGTTGAATGTTCAAATAAATAATGGGTTTCTAGCTCAAAGAAGGGCTCTTTTTTGAGTAATGATTCACCTTGAAGAAAATTAACCGACTTTGCGTTAAGTATAAGTTTTTCAGAACAATTATTATTTTTTATCCACCGAATTGTATCGGAGTCAAAAGCGCATCTATGTGTTGTTTTGCCTTTATCAAACCTGTTAATTGAAATACTCAAATCATAATTATAAATAAAAGAAAAATCTTCTATTTCATTGATAAAAGGGCTACACCCTAAAATCAAGCATTTTTTTAATTTCAATTAAGCACCAACAATATAATTCTCCGGATTTTCAATCTGAACTCCTTTAGCTGCAATCTCCGCAAAAGCCCTACTTGAAGCATCAACCATATCTTTTTTCGCGATTACAGGAAATCCTTCAAGTTGCGAAAAATACATTTCGTTCCAAGGCGCTCTTAAGACCTCAATATTTCCAGCTTGCCATTGTGCAGCAAAAGGTTCTGCTCTTGTTACCTTATCGCCTGACTCTAAGCTTGTTTTTACACTAAATCCCAAAAGAAGTTTTACATAAGATTGCGCCTGTTCTTTTCCTGCTTGTCCGGGATCCTGAGGAATACTTATTTTCACATAGGCGCTATCATTTTTAGCTGTATTTAGTATGGTTTCTCTGACTTTAGCCGCCTTATATTGCTCATTAATAACGTCCATAATGACAATATTGCCATTCTTACGTCTTCCCATTTTTATGCCTGCCGTATAATCAGGATTTGGGTTTGCTTCATTTGGTTCTGATGCCGCTAAATCCCATGCTCTTACTGTAAAATCTATATCTTTTGGTAAAAAATCAATCAGCTCTACTTCATGGCGTTTAAAGTACATGCCGGAGCTTGGTTTTACTTTCCAGTTGCCTTTTTCAAGTCTTTCATTTTCAACTCTCGAAAGAGCTTTTAAGTTAGACAAATAACCTGGATCTGATTCAAGAAGAATTTTATTATCAAAAATTGAAGCAGATATAAAAGTAAAACTTTTTATCTCATCAGGATTAATTTTTAATCTTTCTGAAAGTTCTTCTCTGGAATCGCTCCATATTATTTGGTCTTCTTGTCTGGTAAAATATCTTATTACACCGCTACGCTCTGGTATTGCATAGCCAGTGTCTTGATCTATCCACCAAGATATTAATTCAGCCACCCAGCTTTCAGCATCAGGGTTTGTTGTTGCTCTAACATAAGGTTTAATCCCGCAAGTTGAACGATTTCGAGAAAGCATATAAAAGAACTGAGTTTTAGTAAAATGGGTAAGTTCATCAAACGCTATCAGCGGAATTTGTGAACCTTGCCATCCCAGAACATCTCTGTCAAGCTGCAAATGAGAGAATGTAATCTTTGCGCCTGATTCAAATATCATTTGCATTTTAGGCTGATTTCTTGGCTTTGCGCCTAACAATGGATAAATACCCATTGCTGTATCCCAAAGACCGCCTTCATTAGTAATTTGAACTGACTCACGCCTAAATACCACAGAACCAAACGCAGGATTATTAATATGTCTTAGGTTTTCAAGCAGTAAAGCGTATGTTTTACCGCCCCCTGCTGCGCCTCCGTATATTGCGATATCCGCCGATGTCGACAAGAAAACTTCTTGCGGTCCGGCTTGCGGTCTTATATTCATACATTTTTAGCATCTCTATTATTATCTGGGATATAAATATTAATATGGCTTATTTCGTGGTCAACTTTGCCCGATTGTTTACTGTTTTCAGTACTTAAGCCTTCATTAAGTCGTGAAGTAGTATTGGCAGATTTAACGCTCTCAACACCTTGCCTTACTTTTTCTATTTGGATCAAGGGAACTTCTGCGACTTCAACAGTTTTACACATAATAGGCTTGCCCTTTTCATCAAAAATAACCTTTCCTTCTGTATCAAGGTAAGGTTTTGTTGTTTCAACTAAGCAACGTTTATAATCTCCATTCTCGAAATATTCTTTTACGGCTTTTAAAGAAAGGTCATTTATTTCAAGAATTTGTTGATTTCTACTTGCTATTTGTTCGGCGTTTTTTTCGGCTAATTGTTCAATTTTTTCTTCAACTTTTTTCTCTGTTTTTTCAGCAAGTTTTCCGCAAAAATCCCGTCGTTTTTCCACCCATTTATTTTCGCTTGAATACTTTTCTAACGTACGTTCGGGAACTTTATATTTCACCGCTAATTTTGCAATTGATATTTTTTTTACAGAAGTAATGTAATCTCTTTCAATTTTTTTGAAATCTACTTCTTTTTTAGCCATAATAAACCTTTTTAATATTTCATTATCTCGAGATATTTTTATATCCACTCGGCGAGAGAATAGCATTTTATTCAAATATAGCTTGAAAGTTATTTTTGTTTGTTTTTATAATTATAACCCTGTGTGATCTTGTCTTTGAGATTTACGTCTGCTTTGTAATTCAATTATTTTAAGCCTGTAAAGTTCTGCAAAATCCCTATAATTCTTGTAAAGACATTCGTTTATACTGTAAATGTTGCTTAAGTTTTCAACTTCTTTTTGTATTTCTGGGGTTTTTAATAATAATTGGATTTTATTTTCAAAACTTGCTGAGGATTTATCAATATATTGAGCCATTAAAATAGTTAATCTTGCTCTCGCTCTCCCAAACTCTTCTCTGTATTGAGCTTTTAAAACAATATTTTCTGCCATTGTTTCAAGAAAACTGTCAATATCCTTTTCAAAATTAGGCAAGATAAACAACCTCTTTTAAGTCAATCTTCTTAAACATCCACCCCTTATAAGAATTTGCCTTCTTCTTATTCAGGGCATAATTGACAGAACAAGAAATTTCGGTCACTTATGTTTCCTTGTCTGTATAAACCACTTCTTCAAGTGCTATGCCCCAGCGCTTTTTAAAATTTAATGTTCTTGAATTAATATCGTAATTCATATCAGCTGGCATTAATATTAGTTTTTGGAGTTTTATAAGTCCTTCTCTTTTTTCAGGATGCTTTTTAAGATATTTCTTCTCAATAAAATGATGAAACTGCCATTGAGTACCGGGGAAATTTAAAATCGTATCTTTTTTTATAGGATCAATCTTTTTTGATTCAGGATTATAGAAAAATAGCGGAAATTTATCTGTATCGTTCATAAAATTTCTGGCAAAATCATTAAAAATAAGCAAAAAAGATAAAAAGAACTTATGAATATTTCCATTTTTAAATCGCTTCCCTTATTTTTTTGAATATTAATTCTGAATAATGTTTTTTAAAGCCACGCATTGCTTTTAAATATGCTTTTAGTTTGATTCTTCTGAATTTTGGTTTTAGCCAGTCTTTTAAATCACTATCAGCTTTTTCATTATTACAAGGAGCGCAAGCACAAACTATATTAGATAAAGCTCCTTTGCCTCCTTTTGATTTTGGTTTTAAATGATCAATTGTTTTTTGTTCATAATAAAAAAATGGATGTCCGCAATAAGCACAAAATTGAGAATATTTTTTCAACTCTCTGCTTAATTTCAAAACAAGCTCTCCTTTAATAAACGCAGGGGCAATTTTAGCATCGTTGATAGGCTCGCCCCTGACTATTTAGACTAAAGTTTCGCGACTTTAAATTATTCAACAAATAAATTACATCTTATAAGTTTTATGCTGTAAAATTCAATTTAAATTAAGGTTTAGATTAAAACATTCATTTTGATTTGTTTTAATATCGATAATTTCGCTGTGAGTATCCTTTATACAATCAAAAATAAACTTTCCAATCTCAGGAACTACACAATTTCTTAAAATTTGTCTTTTATCGGATATTTTAAATTCAGACAAATCAAAACCTAAATATTCCTGCAAGTCTGTTATTTGTGCTGACCTTAGTTTTGATTGTTTAAAATCTTTATCTATTATTTCAAAATTAGCCCAGAATAAATGTCTTTGTAGTTCCTTAGTGGACTCTATGAGTGGCTTATAATAGGGCTTTACGTTCTCAACTACCCACTTGCCTTTAAAATTGTGCTGCAGAAATATTATTTCTTGATAAAGCCTCATATCCGCGTATTTTGGCTGTTGCCCTCTGCATTGCACTTGCAAAAATTGCCTCATGCGACTATGCGTTTGACAAGGCGGTGAAGCCCATATAAAATCAAATTCCTTGAAATGATTTAATAAATAATCGTGTGCGTCTGCGATTATTAAATTATCATCAGGAAAATTATGCCTATAGATATTAGCAATATCAGGATTGTATTCAACTGCTGTCACTTCGCAATTTTCCCAGTTTTTTCTATTCCCGCCTATTCCAGAATATAAATTTAAAACTTTCAAATTTTTAACCTTTAATTAATGTGATAAAATATTTTTAGAAATTTTTTCAAGAGTTTGCTTTATGCTTGAAATACATCTTTCGCAAAGATCAAGTTTTACAATATTATTGTCACCGCTTCCGGCAGCATCAGTGAATCTTTCAGAAGAAAATTTATAAGTATCTGAATTACTTGTTATTTCTTTTCCGCAGCCATCGCAAACTAATATATTTTTTAACACCACTGAACCTCACCTTGTTTTATGAAAAAATGACTTTTGCAGCCATTCAGTTGCAATATTGAAGGACTAAAACTAATTAAATTGTTTTCTATTGAGGTATTCCAACTTGGAAATACTTTATGGTCATCAATACGCAAAACAATGTCAGCTCCACATCCACATGGACATTTAAACCAAGCAAATTGCTCTTTTAGTACATAGATTATTCCTGGCTTAATTAATGTTTTATCTTTAGGTAAAATAAAATCATCGTCAAGAAAATCTGAAACATATTCAAAAGTATAATTATCTATTTTCAATTTTTAACCCTTTTTAAAAACTATATCTTTTAGAAACAGTCCGATAATGTTTCTTTTGTACTTTTTAACGATTTTTGGATTTCAGGATGTAATACCTTTCAAGAAAAATTAACTTGACCTTCCTGAGTCTTCTGCAAAATATATTTTTATAGATTTTTGTATTTTTCAAAAGCTTGAGTATATCCTCATAAAAATTTATTTCTGATATTGCAAAAATTTATTTTAGAGAAAATTCAGGCACAAAATTACTAAGAAAATTATTAAGAAAATGAAATTTATAGATAGAAACACATTAAAAGAAGTTTTTGTCATCTTATTCCCATAACCTCTTTATTTTTAACGATAATATTCTCATTAATGCTAGAGCTTCGGTATTTTTATTGTCTTTTAGCAAAGAAAAAATAAGGGAAAGAGTCTCTTTGTGTTCTTCTCTGTTTTTTTGTGGGATAAATTCTAAAATACTGTTCTTTTTGGGTTCGCGATGTATATATTTCTTTCCCGCCCTTAGTTTTTTAGATAAAATTATCATTTTAATGTATTTTCTTGAAACTTGACGATTCCCATTCTTGCTTTATCGAAAGTAAATCGTTGTATCTTTCCTTGTCCGATTACTGCAAAGGGGGATTATTTATAACTTTAAAGGTAAGTCTGTCAAATTCTTCTGCTTGTTTTAAATTTAATTTTTCACACATATTGTTTCCAATCAAATCAAAAAATAAAATATAGGTTGCCGAAATATTACCGACAACCTATAGACATAGGGAGAGAGTTCCCATTAGGGGAGGAGTAAAAGAAAACCCTGATTTCTCAGGGGGTATGTGTCAAGTGTATTATATATTGCCGAACGGAAATTTTAAGCTATTCTTATAAACTCAGGTTTGTATCTTTTTTCTTCTGGTCTTGTTTCTGGTTTAAAATCTGTTTCAAAATCATCAACTTTATGATGGTTAGATAATCTTCTTATTGGGCAGGTTTGGTGATTATCTTTTGTTATTGCCTCTTTTCCGTCTATACAAGTATAGCCAAGTGCATTATCTGGCTTCTGTTGCCTATAATTTTTTACTTTTACTTTTTCCTGCTCAACAAATTCTTTCTCTCTTTTTACTTCTTTTGTTTTTTCTATATATTGAATAACAGGCTCATCGTTTCTATTAGTATTTATTTTTACTGCCTTCATGCTCTTACATTTAGGATTAACGCATGAAAAAATATAAACTTCACGCTCTTTCCAGATAGAAGTTGATGTCAAAGTTTCTTTTTCGATGACCCTATCTTTATTACAACATTTTTTGAAATTATCAGGTAATCCATCAAATAATTTTCGTTGCACAGGCGACCTCCCTTTATCTTCAGCGACACCTTTTGCAACTCGTGATGTTATCTCAGCGGCTACTCGGACAACTAATAGATTTTACAATTCCCTATTAAAGAAAAACTCAAGGACAAGTGCTGAATTGGAATCAGTCTTGATTTACGCAAACTTGTCCCTAAAGCTAAGAAAGGATTAAACTATTAACATTATTTATTATAAAGCAAGTTTCACTAAAAGGGCGGCTACACTTTTACGGGGGCGGCTACGCTTTTAAAAAATCAAAATAATTATGAATATTTTCAATAGTTTTTTCCTCTATTGCCAGCTTTTCATAGATTTTTCTGAGATATTTTTTAACCAACGACTCAGAACAATTTAATTTTTCCGCTATTTCTTTTCTTGTAACCCTTTTTTGTTGAAAAATCACTTTAATTATATTTTTTTCTTCAAGTTTAAGTTGACTTAATCCCTGTTCGCCCATAATTACACTCCCATATCGACTAAAAACACTATATAAATTTACTGTTTATGAGTTTTATATTGCTTAATCTATGCAATTCATCAATGAATTTGTACTTATCAGTAACATAAAATTCGTTATTCATTGTTATTATGAAGCTTCTAAGGGTATAATATCGAGCTATCCATCCCTTTAAGCTATTTTCAAGAACTGATGCTTTTTGAAGGTTATCATTTTCACTAGTCAAACCTATGGCTATTTCATAAAGATACTCACCTTTAGCCTTGATATTTAAGTTTGTTTTCATAATTTATTACCCTTTAACTTAATAAACTTAGCTGCTGTGTTGATTCTTTTATTCTTTGTTCTGCAATTTTGATATAGTTAGTGTTAAGCTCTATACCAATATAATTCCTATTATTTTTAGCTGCTGCTACTGCTGTTGTGCCTGAGCCGAGAAAAGGATCAAGTACTATTTCCCCTTCTTTAGAAGAATTTTTTATTAGAGTTTCAATAATATGTAGGGGTTTTATTGTCGGGTGTCCGTATTTTGCTTTGTCAGATTTGTTGCTTTGAGTTAAAAAATAAGTTCTTTTTGTTTCAAAACTACCGCCTAAATATACTCCTGATTCTCTAAAAAACAAACAATATTCAGTATCTGGAAGGTATTTATTATTAACTGTTGGTACAGGATTAGTTTTATGCCAAGAAAGTATATTAAAATAGCATTTTCTTTGTGTTACAAAATAATCAAGAAGCGCAGGAATTTGTTTTTGGCTACAAAAAATATAAATATTAATTTTTTTCAAAACTCTGCAAAATTCATCAAGTATTGCCAAATCAAAACCTTTGCAAATATTTTCTATTTGAGTAAAAGTAATTTTTTTATTTACTCCAAATGCACCCGCACCATGATCAACACTCATTTCATAATCAGGATCTGTGACAATTAAATCAACAGAATTATCTAACAAGGTTTTTATTATTTCTGAATTATCGCCATGATATATTTTATTCTTACCTTCTGATGCGTACATATAGTTATATTCTCCTGCATTAGTTGCCATTATTTAACGTCCTTTTGCTTGTATTGACTAAATTTCGTTACCATGTTGACATAGTATTGCCTTGAAAACATTTTACAATTCCCACCTTCAGGCTCTATTAAGCATTCGATAACGACTTTTTGGAAGTCAGCCATCATCTCGTCATATAATTGGTTTAAAGTCTCGTCTTTTTGAATTTGATTCAATAATTCATCATAATCATAGCCACCGGTAAGCCCTAAAATTTTCTTACTATAAGCACTGATTTTTCCCATTATTCAAAAACCTTTCTTACTTCTTCTTTAGTTAAAATATTAGCTTCTATCAGCTTTAAAATAAGTTCTAGGAGTGCTTCCTGTCTAGTTTCATATCTTATATTCCATGCTTGATTCTCTGTAAATATGCTTATATAGGCATAACCTTGAAAACCATCATCTGAATAATCAAAATAAAGTATTATTTTACCTTTGCCTAATACTCTTAAAATCAACTCCTCAAGCTTCAGGATGTGGTCTGATGTTATGGTGGGGTAAACCTCTTCAATGCCTGTTAAATACTTACTATCAGTATAAGGATGCCCTTTTATGATTTCCATAGGGGCATCTTTCGCAAATCTTTGTTTAACTTCAGGTTCAGCCTCTATCGCCTTAAAAAATTTATTTGTCATCTGTTATCCTTTCAAATTCAGCCATGAGGCAATTAATACAGCTATTTTCATCTGGACAAGCTGTACTATTACAAAAATTATCATCCCAAAAATTATCCAAGACCTGTTTTATCTGCTCTAAACTTAGCTTTTTAACTACTGGCATTGGTTAGTCCTCCAAAAGTTCATTTACTGCTTTGTAAAGTTTAGGAACTTTATACAAAAACGCTAATGTCCTAGCCCTGTCATTTAATGAGGATTTTAGTAAATTTTGTTTTAATTCCTCTGGAGTTTTTTCTAAACTTTCTGCGAAAAATTCTAGTATTTTTAGCTCTTTAGGACTAAAGTCGTTGATATCTACACTCATCATTTATTCGTTCCCTTCCTTTTGTGCTTCAATTTTACCTAATCGCCGTTCTTCTTTTATAAATAGACGTTTATACCAAGGCTTAAAGATTTCATCTTTCCAATGTTTTTTAAATAATGGCTTTTGTTTCTTCATCTTATTTAGCCCCTTCCTTTTGTTCGTTGAGTACCCATCCAAGAGCCCACAAGGAGCCCTCGCATTGAAACATTATTGATTTACATCCTAATTCTACGGCAGTTTTCATCCTATTTCTTTCCCACTCGATTTGTTTTTTTATTTCTTCTTCTGAACGCATTATTTGCCCTCCAAAATTGGTCTATGATATTTATCTTCGGCTGTTATTCTTGCTACTTTTGCACTCTCAAAATCATTAAAAGTACCTAAATAATATGTTTTATTGCGAACTCTTATGTTGGCTGTATATGTACCTTCTGTTTTGCCAAAATAAACTCCTTTTTGCCCTGTTTTATTATTTTTATATTTGTTAGTATTTATACAATTCAAAGTATTATCTGCTATTCTTAAGTTATTTACTCTATTATCAAGAGGGTTTCTATTTATATGGTCTACTAAATGCTTGTCATTTTCCTGTACGTTTAATAAAAATCTATGCAATAATATATATTTTGATATTGGCTTTTTATTTTTTCTGCCAAGTTGAATACAGGAACTTGCATAACCAGAATTATTTATATACCAAGTAAACCCTGAAACTTTTTCTATATCTTTTAAATCTATAATGATGTTACCCTTCTTTGTGATTATTTCCGCATGGGATTCATGACTAACAATCTCATTTGGTTTTTTCTGTAAACTATATCTACATTCATTAGTGCAACAAATATTTTTAACTACGAGCCTCATCCTATGAGCCGGTATTTCAAATATTTTATTACAATATGCACACTTTACCTCAGTCCTCAATGGTGTTTCCTCCTGTTAAAACGACTGTGCCGGTAAAGTATTTTTTATTTTCTTCCACGACCTTGTTATGTTCATCTTGAATAAATGTTGGATTTTCGTATACATTCCCAACAACTTTAACTTTTAAAGATTTTATTCTGTCATTATCGGTGTAATAAGACATAGGGCAGCAACCCTCACCACCTTGTTTGTTGTCATCCCATTTTGAACTTGCTAAGAACCACATATTCCACTTCGTATTCCATACAACGAAATGATAAAGATAATATATTTTTCTCCCTTGTTTTCCGCCTCCGAAATGGTAAGACTGTAAAATATCGCCTTCTTTTATTTCTTGCTTCTTAAAATCTCTGAATCCTGTATTTTTTCCTTGAATCACCGCTCTATACCTCCTGTTATGATTTTTGTAAACTCATTTAAATTGCCATATCTGCTTATCGTAAATGAGTCATGTGCTGCAAAAGCTACATTAAGAAGGTTTTCTTTTACAGAATCTTTAAAGTACATTGAGTTTATAACCCATAACAATGATCCGTCTTTATCATGACAAGCTGTGTACACCTATTCACCTCCAAGCAAATCTGTATAATTTAAATTTTGAGAACATCCTTGTATAATGGTCGAAGTAAAATGACTTAAAAATAAAACCGCATTAGGCTTTTGAGATAAATAATATTTTGCAACTCCGATTGCTTCATTCCTATCATTAGAGGTGTAAATAAAATTTCCTTGATTTTCAACACCTTCGTGTAAAACATATTCAGATTTATGATTGTCAAAAAATTCTCTAATTACTTTATATTTTTCTATTCCAGTAATTTTATGCTGCATTACCTATTCACCTCCAAGTGCTTTGCGTGCTATGTCTAAGACCCTGCGAATAAACCCAAGACTAACTTTCATCCCTCTTGTGGTTGCCATCTCATTAATTTCACATCCTTTAATTATCTCCCTCAAAGCCTTCTCGTATTGATCGTTTGTTGTTTTCAGGGTTTCATATTTTCTATCCTGCTTGCAAACGTAATCCTCTAAATGGTCAACTACTTTATTTAGTTGAGAAAGTTTATATTCATAATCTTTTATTATTTGACAACTTAAGCAAATACCTATTTCTTTTTCGCTTTTTGTCTTTAAAATGCTATCGCTACAAGATGGACATTTGTTTTCACTCATTATTTACCGTCTTTCTTTAGAGTTTTATTAACAAAATTTTTCATAAAATCCTCAAATTCTTGTTTTCCTTCTTTTGTCCAATGTTTATGAGGTTTTCCATAATTTTGGCTTACTTTGCTGTAAAATAGTATGTACCTAGTAGGGGTAGGAATATTACTATTTTCAGGAGGATTATTTTTCTCATATTCCTCAAATAATATCCATAAAGGCTGTTTGTTTATCATTATTTACCGCCTTTCAGGGTTTGTAATAATTGTTTTGGGATACATCCTTCACATGCACAAGGTTTTTCGCAAGTATCGCAATTAATTAACATCTCGCCATATCCTATTGCCTCCGCTAACTGATCTTTTAATGCGGTGTTTTCGGCTTTTATCTTCCTGTATTTTCTATTTAACTCATCTGCGAAAAATACAAATAATTCATATTCTGTAGATATTTCCTGTAAATTTTCGCCAAACTCTGCTTCAAGTTTTCCTTCTTCATTTAAAAAAGCATATACAGAAACATCTTTGCCAATTTCACAAACAGGAACTACAAAACTAAAACTTTTTGTTTTTATTCCTGCTCTAAATTTAAATCTATCTTGCATTTAATCCTCCTTTTATCTTTAAAATAGCTGTTCTAATCCAACTATCATAAACAACAATTGTTATATTCATTTTATCAAGTTGGTTTCCAGCTTTTGTTATAATCCCCTTTAAATATTTTTGGTCATCTTTAGGGTATTTTTTTACAAAAGTATCTATCTGGTTAGGAGTTAGCTTCTTTTTTATTTCACTCAGTCCGAAAGACGGTTTTTTATTCCAGATAATTACCGGCTGTTTATCTTTTGGCGGTATTCCGTTAGGTATGTTTATTAATGGTTGAATATTCATGATATTTTTCCTTTTTCTTTTAGATAACAGAGTGCTTCAAACTCTGATTCTGGGAAATCCCATCTTTTTTGTATATTTTTAATAATTTCTATGTCTTTTTCTTTGGTGTTATGACGATGATAGCCATTTAATATAATTCTACATTGTTGCTCATCTTCTAAATACTTGCCTGATTTAGTTTTTGGAATATTTTTAGGTGTATTTTTTTTAATTAAAGTTTCAAGTTCTTTTTTGTTTACTTTTTGTTCAATAGCGTCAAATACCCATCTGCGAAGCGTTAAATTATCACTTGTAGTCTTGTAATTTTTTTCTGCTTTATAAAGTGATAAATATTCTATGGCTTCGTTAGTTTTAGGCTCTCCAAATTCCTCAAAAAGTTTTGTTTTTTCTATGGCTGTTAATTCAATATTTTTTTGCTGTCCGTATTTTTCTTTTTCCGTTTCTTGTTCTTTATCTTTATCTTTATCTTTATCTTGTTCTTTATCCATAAGGGTATCTAAACCCTTCAAGTACCCTTTAATTTCTTTATAATATTTTTTTAAAATTTTTATAATCGGAATATGAGGATTACATTTTTCAGATAAAGTACCATATTGAAAATCTATAAAATCAATTAAAAAATAACTTCCGTTACTCAATTTGATTAATCTTTTTTTGTCTTTATTTAAAATTTCAATATCTTTTTCAGAGATATCTTCACCAATAACAAAAGTCGCCTGTCTAAAATTTGTATCCCAAATTCCTGCAGCATTGCAATTGGAAAATAAATACTGAAAAAAACATTTATGCTTGCAACTCAAAAGCTGAAACCACTCTTTACTCCATAATTCGGTATCAGTGAATCTCTTAGCCATGCTCTTGACCCTCGTATTCTTTGTCCAAATTGTTCATAATTTTACGCTCCAACTTTTAATTCTTTTTGTACAAGAAAATAGAAATTGTATTTTTTCCCCGGCTTTCTTCGAACCGCTATATCATGTCCTTCTTTTCTTAAATCCCTGATTATGCTTGACAAATACATAGTGCTAAAAGGAGGTCTTGCCGCTTCTAATGGCGTAATCTCAAACCCTTTTTTTAAATGTTCTAAAATTAAATCGCTTTGTGTTTTTTTCATCTCACATATCCTTATTTTTTATATATTTTTCGATTAATTCAGTTTCAATATCGCCTTTTCTGCAATATACTTCTTCTTCGCAGTGGTAAAAATCTTTTATTTGCTCTGTCAGAAATTCTACATTTGCCAGTTTCCTTACAAGATAAGCAAAAGACCTTTTGTTATTTGAATATTTAACCTGCACTGCGGCTTTTTCAAGTTTTTTACAGGCTTCTTCAAGTCTTTCAAGCTGCTCTTTTTCTCCAAAAAAACTATAAATGTTTTCCTTGCTCATTATTTACTCTTTCGATTAACTTTTTCTTTTGAATAATCTGTCACTTAGACAGATGCTTGCTGTGTTGAAAGTAGGACATTCTCTTGTTTGTTTTATCGAACAAAGAAAGGTTAATTTACCTTTTGGAACTTCTGAATATCCTTCGCAGTTTTCACAATTAACACCGTCGTAGTTATACCTTGTCATTGCTTTTTCTGCCTCTTCTTGAGAGTTTTATTTTGTTTTCTGCTTGTGCTTCTGGAGAGATATAAGCAGCTGCCACATCTTCAATTAATTGTTTAATTCCTATCTCTAATAAGACTTCTTGGGAATTTAACGTAATTAACTCATATAATCCTAATATAGCCTTGATTCCCGCAAGATTTATACCTAATTCCCTAGTTAAATACTGAACAAACTTGCCTCTTTCGATATCGTTCATAGAATAAAGCCGTCTATTTTTTGGAGATCTTCCAGGAACAAGAATTTTTTCATCATCGTAAATCCTCAAAGTTCTTTGATGGACCTGTAATAAATCAGCTACAACACTGATTGGAAACATTGGCTTAGATGAATCAAGTTGGTTTTCTGTAGTTTTCATAATTTTTCCTTTCGTTTTTTAGTAAATACAGTTTTTTATTTAAACTGTTATGTCATCCGGCATTAAAGCTAAATAGAAAAAGTAAAAAATATTTTAGTAATAATGGTAAATGTCGGATGACTAAGAGTTCGGAATAAATCAATTTATTAGCTCATAATTACACCGCCTTTTCGATAAACTACATTCAGTTATAATTTTTTGTTTTTACACCTTTAAAACCCAACGAGTCGGGCTGAAAAGGTTATTTGGTTTTAAAAAATTAAGTTACAAGTTGAAGCTTGCCTTGCATATTTTTTCTTTTGCCTTCCATAAAAAGCTTTGCTTCTCCTTCCACCTTTTTAATCATTAATTCAGTTCTTTTTGGAAGTCCAATAATCCCCTCTTTACAGTTAGCTTCAAATTCTAAATATGGAGTATTAAGACATAAAGCCTTATTACCTAAATCAGGAAATTTTTTAACTGCTGTTATAACGGCTCCTTGTCCAAGTGAAATTCCTCTTGTGTTCATATTTCCCGCATATTCGTCCGGAAGTTCTAACAAAAATAAAAGTTCAGGAGTTAAATCTTCAAGAGCATTTATAAAATCCGAATGCGGCATATCTAAAGATTTAAAAACAGTTTCTTTTGTGTCTATGCCTGTTTCTCCAGACCATTCAATGTAATGGACCTCTGTTTCTTTTCCGTCATACTTGATTTTAGATATACGAATGTTCGTATCTGATGTTTGTTTTTCTGTTTCTTCTTTTTCATTTAAAATTGCTTGATTTTTCAATTTTGTATCTCCTTTTAATTAATGTCATTAAGGCTAAAAACTATTCCTTTGCAGGAAACTTCATCGTCCTCTACGATGTCGAATGTTTCATGTGGGACAGGATTGTTAAATTTAAACATCCAACCGTTCGGCATTTCAGGGAACCCGCAATATTCTGAATGAATATAATTAGCGGATTCTATTAATTCTTGATAATAAGGGCAATCTTCGTCATCGCATTTATTTTCAATAAGTCCATTTTTGTTTAGATAAATACGATCTATCCCAAATTCTTCATCAATAGCACCTTTTAACTCTACTCCATCATCGGAGTAACCAAAAACAACAACCAAATTGTTTTCTTTCGCCTGTTTAGCTTCTTCTTTGGTAATTTCAGAACCGTATTGCCTGCCATTTAATAATTTTGCTAATTCTTTTGAATGCATAATGCTTTAAACCTCCTTTATTGTTACTTCTATACGAGCATTATCCTTATCTACAGAGAATTTATCTTCAAAACTTTCTACATTTTCCCAACCATCGTTTTCAATTACTCCTGCTTGCTGCATGCCGTCAAAAATATATTTTTTAGCTGAAGCAATATTGTCTTTATCACGTTTTTTGTTTGGCTCAATCCAATGAAAAATTACATGAATTTTTTTATATTTTTTCTTGCAATATCTACGAAAATACATTTCACAAATAGTTGTCATTTCTTGTTTTAAAGCATTTCCTGCTTTATGATGTTTGTTTGTTTCGTGTATTAGCTCGTTAAGCCCTACTAAACGTCCTTGAATTGTTATTATTTCGCTCTTCATCTATAACAACTCCCAAGCTCTTTGTAATTTTTCAACATCTTCTTTCTTTGCCATTTTTGGGGCATTATTTGCTGTATAATCTATATTTTCAGTGCTTATGTTTTTTTCAACTAAAATATCGATAGCTTCTTTAACAACAACTATCGCAGTACTAGTAGAACAGTTTTTATCTATTGACTGTACAAGAGCATCTCTACAGTCTGTCATGACTACCAACTCGCCTCTTTTCAAGGAAAGTTCTGCTCGTAATTTCATGTTTCTAATAAAAAGAGCTATAAACGCATAAAGACAAAATGCTTCTATTGCTATAATTGCGTGCCACATATTTTCATATCCCATATCTAAAATTTACTAACCGTTTTTGTTTAATATCTGTAATTAGCCTCGTTTAAAGCTAAATTTGCATTATATAAGTTCAAACAAGCTTCAAATCTATTTTCGTGAAGTTCAATATCTTGAACCTGAATAACTTCAAAATCTTCCTCCTCTTTGCTTCTACCAATACGAATTATTTTGTAATCATCAACCTCATATTCGTTATGTCTTAATAGCATTGCACCTGCTACAACCTGCGTATGAGCTTCTAAAAAACACTTTTTTGATGTTTTGATATCAATAATTGTCTTTTTTCCGTTAAGCTCACAATAAAGGTCGAGAGTGCCGCAAAACCAATCAGAAGTTAATCTTATTTCTGATTCAATTATTTTAAAATCTTGTGTTTTAACCCAATTGAAGAAATGTTGGGCTTTATTCTTGCAATAAGCAATTTGTTGAGGTGTATAAATATTTTTCAAATATTCAAAGTCAATTTTGCCTATTTTTAAGAATTGCTCTATCATTTTATGAATAAGTTTTCCTGCTTCGGCTTCTTTACTACGGTATTCAGAATATTTATGACCTTCTAAGCCGATTTGGTTAGCCCAATAAACAAGACTGGGCTTTGACATTACATCGATAATTGTTGTGATACCGGGAACTTTTTTATATTCTGTTTTTGCCGTATTTGCTGTTGTCATTTTGAATGCCTTTTTTAACTATTTTTAAATTCTTCAATTGATTGACTAACTTCTCTTTTAAAAACCTGAAAAGAGTCTTCGCAGTAAGCTATGGTTTGATCGTTTGCAGTTCGATATTGGTTTTCAGCAATCATTCCTGCTAAATCAATTTGAAATTCAAGCATTTTTGCTTTAAACAACTCGAGTTTTATTTGTTTTTCCATAATGCCGTTCCTTATTTTTTAAAAAGTTCTAAATTGCTTGTCCATCCTGTTATTTTTTCGTTTTCGATTAAAACAAAATCTAAAACTCTATCCTTGTGTTTTAACAAAGATTTTTCTTCGTATTCCTCAGTTTCTTCAATATAAACATCAAAAATGCACTGAACACCGTCATCTACGCTTGTATTCTTAAATACAAAATACGGATATTTTTCTGCATCTATATTTTTTATAATCTGTGCAATTTCTTTGAATCTATTGAAAATATGTTGTTCATATTCCCCTTTGCTATAAGCAGGACTTGATAAAAACAATAATATTGATTTATGAATAAAATCTTTATCTTTGCTGAAAAATGCTTGTTGATTGCATAATTCCCATACAACCCTATCTGGTTCACTATCTGAATTATTCAGAATTTCATTTAGTCTGCCAAAAAGAGTAGTATCAAACATGGATTCACTTAAAAAATTTCTTGTTTCTTCCTGTTTTAAGGGAAAACTTTGTCGTCTTTCCGGTTGATATTTATTTAATAAAATATTCCAAACAATTGGACTAAAAAGCCAAGAATTTTGAAATTCATATAATTCATGACCTTTGAGGTCTATATCTATTAAAAATAAACTGCTATAACTCACTTATTTCTCCTTATTTTTAACTCATTCCCCCAAGGGGATCCGGTTTTTATCTCTTAAAAAATGGATAACCGGCAACCGTTTTTGTTGATATATCTGGGAGCTAACTATCAACTCAGGACTGCTTTTCATATAGCGTAAATGTCCCCTTGCTCTATCGGGCATTTCCCTTATGTCCGCCTCTCTTGTTTAAGCTGCCTGAGAGGTTTATTAAGCAGCATTGCCCATTGCCATAATGGCAAGCATATAGCTTGCCTGCTCGGCGGGGGTTAGCTTGCCATTAAGTCGTAATAAGTATTTAGACTTACCTGATTGTTATTTTCTTTAAGCAGCTTTAAGAAAGCTTCTTTACCAATTTTCTTTTCAAGTGCTTCAAGTTCTATTTCGCTTGCAAATTCACTTTCAGGATCTGAAAGTTGAGATGAATCAGCTAAAAAAGGGTCGTCGTTTGTTTCAGGGATTGGAGTGCTTTTTGCTGCTCTTGGTTTTATATCGATGATTTTCTCGTCTGTTTTATCAAAATCAATATCACTGCCCTCAATATAAGCTTTTTGCTGCTCTTGGTTATCAAAATCAATCTCAATGTTTTTACAGAGCCTTCTTTGTACAGTTTTTTTGTACATTTCCCCTGTTGTATTAACCCAAGCTTTGCTATTTTTAGCCTTTGAAAAATTTTCTCTAATGCCTTCAATTTCCTCTTTACCCATAGATTCATAAGCTAATGAACCGTCCATATAAAGTACAACAGCAAAAGCTCCCTTTATAGGTGCATTATTAAAAGGAATTGGAGTAAAATTAATTGTTTGCACTCCATCAATAACTTTTTCCTCGAAAAAATCGCCTTCCCTGACCAATTTTGGATAAATGTCTTTTATCGGGGTTATACTATATTTTTTAGCGATTTTTTTATCACCTTTATAATCAGTCTGAAACTGTAATTCATTTCCATAAGGGATGGCATAACATTCTCTTCTGAAGAAATCTAAGCCTAAAAAAGCCCCTTTGAGCATAGTTCTTGCAACGCTAAGAGGTTGCATATTTTCAATACCTTTGGTATCATTTAAAACAGTCATACAGTTTTGCAAGAAACGTGTTTGATTGAAATCTTTCGGTAGAGCTGCCGCTTTTTCGTCAAGTAAAGTATTTAAATTGCTATGAATTTTTTCTAATGGTGTCATAGGTCTTTGTTGTTGTTTTGTTAAGGTATTTTGTACTAACATCAATTTTCTCCTTATTTTTTAATGTATTTATCTACTAACTCATAATGTTTTTTAGTTGCTTCTGCTGAATCGTCGCATCTGTAGCCATCTATAGAACTCCAGTTTTTGACTTCTCCGTTTTTATCCTCTCTAAAAACCATTGTTTCTATAAGAGATTCGCTGTTTATCTTCTCAAAAGGGTTTGCTTTATCATTGCCCGAATATGTTCTCATCATTCCAACCGTGCTAATCCTGAACCGTTTGCCTTTTCGGGAAAGAATGTGGTGATGAAGCCTAAGCAAGCATTTTTCATGACAGATAAAATGACCTGCAAAACAGTCTGCTCGATGAGTACCATTTTCTGTAGGATATATTGTTTCAAACTGTTCTTGGGTTAATGACAAGTTATTCTCCTTCTAAATTTCTAATTTCACCGTATTTAGAGATTCTTTCGCCTTCAAGTTCGTGTATTTTAATCAAGGCTCTTTCTTTATAACCTTCGGCTTCTTTTATATTATTGATAATTCTGACTACAGCACATGCGGTTTCGTTTATTTTGTTGTTTAAACAATCTATATCAGCCTGTAATAGTTTTCTTTTTGACTCGGTTATTGAATCCATCTACTTAACGCTCCCAAATTTTATGCCATTATTAAGCAGAAATTGTTTTAAGTCGTCGAATTGTTCCTGTGTACCTTCAACCCAAAATTTAACTATTCTGGTTTCAGGTTTTTCAAGAATTGCAACTGGTGATTGTTCCGGCATTGGTTGAACTGGTAAAATTTCCTTACTTGTTGGCTGAACTGCCTGAGCTAAAACCGTTGAAATTGTTTGCTGCTTTGCCTGTGCTTCCTGTATTGCTTTTTCTTCTAAAGATGCTTTTCTTTCTTCAAGCCTTGTTTTTTCTCTTAAAGCAGAAGAAATATCAAAAGTTTTTAAATATGTATCTTTGATATTTAATTCAAATTCACTTTTTAAATCGTTTATAGTAGCCAAATCGAATTGAACTTTAGCAAGAAATTCGCTTATTTCAGTTTCGATATTTTTCATAGAAACAGTTACGTTAAGCCATTTCTGGTTAAAAATCTTCTCAAGAGGTACTAAATTTGCTAAATCGCCAACATTATTCAGGTAAAAACTTGTTATTTCTTCACGTTTTTCAGTCTGTTTTTTTGTTTCGTAAGCTTTTACCTGTGTGTCAATCTCTAAAGCGACATTATCAACAAGGCATACAAGCTCTTTCATCTGTGCTTCAAATTGCTCAACAGGTTTTAAACACACTGCTTTAACTTTTTTACGTTCGGAATCAAAAGCAGCTTTTACTTTGTTAAGGGTTGCTCTGTCTTTTTTAGCTTCTTGTATTGCATCATCTGTATATTTCAACCCTTTGAATTTTTCGGTACTTTCCTGAAGCCAAGTTTTTATTTCTTCAAAATTAAAAGCGATGGGCTTATATTCTTGCTCTTGTAATGCCGGCAAATATTTGATTTCCATTTGTACTTTTGCTCCTTTTTTGTTTACCCCAAAATAGGGTGTCTGCATTCGTATTTGTTTTTTAATAAATTTATTGTTTCGGTATCGTTGAAATATCCTGAGCAATAACCAATATTTGAATTTACTATTCTTGTCGCTTCCTCACTGCTTTTGCCTGTATCTTTAATCACTTCGTTTATATATGCCTTTTTAGCCATTTTGTGATGATTAGATTTAGCGGCTCTAACAAGAAAATCAATCATTTCGCCCATATTTTTCTTTTTCATTTGTTTTGTCCTTATATTGATGGAAGCTTAAGAGGTGGCATTTGGTCGTTTTTCACATATTCCCAGAACTTAATTTCTTCGTTTTCAACAAGTTCTATGTCTAATAGTCTTTCTGAGCGTTCAAAATGGTAAACGTCTTCCCATATTTTCTTTTTTCCATCTCGTTTAGAGATAAACCTTGCGTTTAATATTGCAAATTCATATCCTGTAGCTAAAAGCCCCTGTATTACTTGTATGTAATAATGTTGTGGCACTTGGTTATCCCATTTTTGTCTTTGAACAGATGAATCTAAATGAACTGTTTTTGATTCATAAACTCCTTTTCTGCCTGTTGATTTTTCGGTAAGTTCCCCATCAAGCGAAGAAAAGATAAAATTGTGTTTTGGATGTGTTCTTAGGTCAAATGGTTTATGTATTAGCTCATATTCAGGATAGTCAAGCTTAAAAAGCTCTATAATATGAATTTCTGCTTTATTACCATAGTCAACACGTGGGTTTTCGGAAATATCTTTCTGCTTTTTTCTACCTGTTTTTATTTCCCAAAGGTCAACATTAGTCATGTATGGGCTGTAACCTAATATAGCTGCAACATCTGATCCGCCTATGCCTTTATTTCTTTTTTTTAGCCATTCTTCTCTGGTTGTCATTGTTTTTCCTTCATAACTTTTAAGGGGGATGGGAATACAGTATGTTGGTAGGGATTACTGCATTCCCTGTTCACTTTTAACTTTATTTAGCAAAACAGTTATGTTTAATGCTATTAAATCTAATTGACCTTCGTTATAGTTATCTTTGTTTTGTTTTAGTGCTTTATGCGCTAATGTTGACATTTCTTCCAATATTGTTTTCATTTTTACCTCTCTTAAAAAGGGACTTCATCTTCTAACCTTGCTTTTGACTTAAAAATATCTTTAATTAGCTTGAATCTATAAGTAAAAAAGAGTTCTATTTTCCATAATTTCAGTTTAATTTTTTGCTTTAAGGTTTTATTAGTGTAATAACGCTTTGTTGTGAATGTTTCGTTTAATCCAGTATCTATATTGTCGGAATAATCTTGATGCTCTGCTTCCCAAAATGCTTCATATCCACTGCGTTCGGCATCTGCCTCTAACCAATCATCAAACATTAAGACACCTCAAGATATTCTCTTTGTTCGCAATCAATAGAGCACAACTTGTTTGAAAATGAGCCTGTTCTCTCATACAATTCACCGCATGAATAACATTCATAGAGTTCATATTCTTCAAGAATCCTTCTTTTTGTGTCTTTTAGCGTATTAACGGCAATGGCTATTTTGTATTGAGGAATTCCGCATTTAGTCCAACTGCCGGAAATTGATATAATCTGTTTGTTGATGATTTCTATAGTTTTTGCTACATCTTGGTACATAATTTTCTCCGTATTTGTTATACAAATAGATGATTCTACTGTTTTACTTTGTGATGTATAATTGTTTATCAGGTACGAAACCTTTAGAAATATAATCGAGCAATAACTCTGTAAGATTGTTAAAACCTTTCTTGGCGGCAATAATACGAAGTTCTTGTTTATTTATATTTTCTGGAAGCCTTAAACCTACTTGTTGATTCATTTTGTATCCTTTCGTTTATCTGTTATACAGTTTAACATATTTAGTTATTATGTTCAACTGTTTTACTGTTTATTATTACGAGGTTTTAACATTTATGTCTAAAAAATCTACCAGTATGGGTTTTAGATGCAGTGAAGATTTAAAACGTATACTAGAAATCATTTCAGCACTTGAAGGTATCAATACTACTGAATTTATTGTTGATTGTCTTAATTCCAAGGTTAAAAATTATTTAAAGGAAAATCCTGATGTTATTGAGATTCTTAATAAAAAAGGAGTTAAAGTTTAAATTCTAAAATGCAAAGATTATCGCTAAAATTAAAAACTATTCGTAAAACACTCGGCATGACAGCCACTGCTTTTGCTGAAAAATTAGATTTACAACAAAGAACTTATGCCAGTTACGAAACAGGGCAATCAATGCCACCAATTATAGTTTTATCACTTATCGTGGAAAAATTTAATGTTAATCCTTCATTTCTTTTAACTGGAAAGGGCGAACCTTTTTTAACTGAATCTGCTGATATTCTCGAAGGGATTATGAAAGTTAAAGTTCCTAAAGGAACAAAGCTTTTAATTGAATACGAAGAGTAGACTATAGACACCTCGCACCTCATAACCACGAGATGTCATAAAATTTTTTGCATATATTTAATTTTCAAGGTGCATCGAGTCTAGTGAAATTTAAAACCCGCCGATATAAACTGGGGTCACGTTTTGCATAGCTCCTGCGCTACAAAGTAAAGCGATTAAAGAAATTACAAGAATTTCTAAAACAAATTTTTTGAATCTAAACATTGCCCAGTGATGTTTCATTTTATATTTTCCTTCTGATTGTTCTAAGAAAAGCCGTTTCCGGCGAGGTGAAAAGTTGTTTTAGGAGTTTTGGTTCAGATTCCTACGAAGAATCTATGCGAGGCTATTTATAAGCCCCGATTAGATTGTTCAGGCTATCAAGCAGCCTTATAATGCAAAGGCAAATATTTTCTATAAAGTTTTTCTTGTTTTCCGTTTTTAGTTGTTACGAAAAAATGAATAGCGTCATTTTGTATTACATTGCTTCTCAACAATTTTATAAATTTACAGTTTTTTATCATTGATTTTAGATTGCCTTTAAACCATTTATCCCAAGATTCAGCAGTGTTAGAAAACTCATAATTGCTAAAAGGGTAAGGATTTTTACTCAAATCGTATAAATGATAATGTGTTTCGTATTTTCTGCCACCACAACCCATTCGCAAAGAAATTGTGAGTTCATAGCTACTATAATCAGAGGTGAGTAAAAATGTTTTTGAACGTAAATTCATAATTTTTCTCCTTTTTGTAAGCCTCGCCATCCCTAAGCCTTTTGACTTTTTAGCCTCTGATGCTTAGGAATGACTTATTATATTAATCTGTTGAGTTCTATTTTTTTGAAACGTGTTTTATAATGTTTTTGTAAATTAAGTTACGAGGTTCAATTTTTCCTTTATGAAAGATTCAAAACGTTTACTGTTAAGATTCCCTTTTAGAAACTGGCATACAAATGTCTTTGTACAACCATATTCTTCTGCAAGTTTCACTTGCGTAATCCCTTGTGCAAATAGTTGAACTTTTAAATCTTTTCGTGTCATAATTAGCCTTAACTTTAAATAATTAACTTTATGTAATTAAATATAGAGGAAATTTACTCCAAAGTCAAGGGGGTTTTCCACTAAATTTTATTTATTTTTGTAACGAATTTTCAATAAACGTGTAAATAGTTGTTATTCGCGAGTAAAGGAATTTTAAAAGAATGAAAAAATTATTATTATCAATATTGTTAGTATGTTGCGTAATGGGGCTATCGGCTTGTTCTTCTCAAAAAGTTGTAAAAGTTGAAAATGCAAAAGCTGAAGAAATAAGTAATCTTATTCAGGATTTTGCTACAATGAACGGTTTTAAATTAGTGTCAGTAGACAAAGAAAGGCAAATTTATAAAGTTGAAACAATAACAGAGAGTATGTATCAGCCTTTAACTAATAAGCCCATGCTAACGCTTGATGCGGGATTCGGAATAAAATTGAAACAGGTAAATAATGATGTGTTGATAAATGCTCGTTCTTACGGTTATAGCTATATGGGATATGTCTATAACAAAACAGGCAGATTTTTAAAATCCTTAAAACAAGAGGGCTATACAGTAAGTAATATTAAAGAAAAGCTTTAGGATATAAAGCCAGTAATAATAAGGAAAACGGAATATTGTCTATTGTTTCCGACAATAAAGAACATTTTGTATTAATGGAAGATATTAACGAGATTATCATAGATAAAGGACTTTTAACCTGAAATAGTAAAATAATTTTCTATTTTAAACTCCCATTCAGAAAGATTAAGATGATGTAAAACCAATAGTTTATGTATATCATTTCTAAATGCATCAAGGCTTGTTTTTAATGGGATTTTAACTTCAATTTCTTTTTTATCACTCATAATAAACACCTCGTAAATTAACTAATAACAATATAATGGAGAGAAAAAATGAAGCAATTACTGATAGAAATAATCAATGATACCGAAGAAAAAGAGATTAAAATAATTTTAATTAGTAAAGAAATTCCAATAACAAAAGACGAAATTCATTTAAAGGAAAATTATTTAGTAATAAAACAAGGAAATAAGGAAGCCTACTATCTTTATTCGTCAATATTAGGAGTGGAAACAATAAATAAAACTAAAGGCATTGGTGTTATTACAGGTGCTTAAATAGATGTAATGGTAATAGAGCCGTGAAAATCTTCTACTTTTAACTCCCAAGTGTTGAAGCCGAGATTATGTTTTTTTAATAATTCAGCCTGTTCCTCCCTGAATTTTCTTACAGCATCTGTTAAAGGACTTTCAAGAACATCACTCATAAAAAACCTCCAATTTATTAACTTATTTATTATAACATGAAAGTGTAAATTTCCACCAATGAAGCCAAGGGAAAAAATAAAAGAATTAAGAAAAAATCCTAAAATTAGTCAACAGGGATTGGCTAATAAATTAAATGTGCCGGTGGACCATATTAAAAGTTTCGAATCGGGGAAGCAAAAAGTAATTTCTGACGAACTCGCCCTTGCTCTTGAAAAAGAGTACAAAATCCCTTTCAAGTGGTGGAAAACAGGCGAAGGCGATATGTACCTCAACGAACTATCTCCTGAAGAAAAAGAAATAACTATTGATCCAGATACTAAGGAAATTATAGATTTATATGAAAAATTTAAAATAACAAGGGATGAAGAGCTAGGAGAGCTAATTAAACAAAAAATTAGCTGGATGCAAGCAATCAATAAAAAAACAAAACAGAAAGATTAGCCGAATGGCTAAAAATAAAGGGTTTAACTCTTTTTTAAAAAAGGTTATAATAAAATAATTAAAGTTTTTTAAAAAATATGCGATAATTCTAATAATAACAAAAGGAGCATAAAATGGCTGTAGAATTCTCAAGACGAGCTAAACATATAGAAGCACAATATAATTTTGATATCCCACCTTTTGTTGTAGACTTTAACCACATGTTAAAAACAATAAAAAACATTGAAACAGTTGAAAGCGTTTATTTAAGCACTTCTAAATTTACTAAAAAATTAGAAATCTATGTTTTTTATCAAACTGAAAATTTAGACATTGAAGAAAAAATTATGGCTATTTTTACAAACTGGGAAGAAGATTACCAATATTTTCCAGAAATATATATTTATCCTATGGATAAAATAGATGACAAACATTTCTGTCTTCCAAGCGGTGCAAGCGAATATTGAAATGAATAAAGAAAAAATTGTTAATAGATATATTGAAAAATCAGAAGAAAATTATAAACTATACGAGCATTTAAATAGTATTGATTCTTTTATAGAATGGCAAATTGTTGCTCTTTTTTATAGTGCGTTATGCCACGTAAAAGCTTATTTGTATAATAAAAATAGCCTTGATCTTAATTCTATTAATTCGCATGATGACATAAGATTTTATTTAATTAATGAGAGCCAAGCAAAGCGCATTGGTGTTTTTCGGTATTATGATATTTTGTACAAAGAAGGAAGAGATGCCAGATATAATTGCATAAAAACAACCAAAGAAAGACTTTTTGCCACTCTGAAAAATTATCAAAAAGTTAAAGAATTAATAAAAATAAATTAATTATCAGGACTTTAAAAAGCTCTTTTTGGGGTGTATAATATAATTACTGGAGTATTCAACTGGCTTTGTTCCATAAAGTTGAATAAGATTGTCAAGCTAGCAATGATAATCTGGTAAAAGCCTTATGGCATCCTCCGGTTCCTGTTCCAACTCAAAACAGGTTAGGTAACCAAGACCGCCCTGAAATATGGGTGGTTTTTGTTTTATAAAATTCATCAGAAAACCTTTCTATCTATTTCTTGAACATTACTATTTTTTATTTATGTCATTTAATATTTTTTTAAACAAGACTCCTTTAGCTTTTTCTTCTCCAACTTTTTTAATCAATTTCTCATAAAAATTCCGCACGTCAATTTTCGCAATAGATTTTTCCATTCCTTGACACCTTCCAGCTTAAATGCTATCTTTTTAAAATATTCAAATTAAAAGGGATAAGACTTGTTTACAACCCACGTCTTATCTTCTTTTTTGTTTATTCGCAAGCAAATTAATCACCAACCTTTCTCAAAACATTAAAAATAAAGAGAAAATACACTTGATTTTCTCTAAAACCCTTATAAAACATGAAAAAGAGTATCAAAACATAAATCTATCTGCAAGGTTTTGATTAAATTAATTTATAATTTTTGTGTATAATATTGTTTACGATTCATGTATAACAATGATTTATACCTATTTTTACACTTTGTAATATAATAAACTCCATAAATAGTACATTTTGAATTATTTCAATCTGTTTATAAGAGAATTTATATAATCTTTGTCTTTATCAGATAAACCGTGGAAACTGCCGAACATTTCACCAGTTCCAGAATACAGCCAATCCAAAGATACATTATATTCTTTTGCAAGGATTACAGCTGTTTCAGGTACGATCATTAACCTACCTTTTTCTATATCCTTAATTTTGCTTTGAGAACATCCTAAAACCTCACCAAGCTCTTGTTGAGTCAGTTTTAAATATTTTCTGGCAATCTTAAAACGATCACCAACTTTTTTTCTGAATTCTTCACTCATAAATTCAGATACTTGTTTTTTAGTACAATTTGCATTAAAATATTATTTACAATTTAAATATAATCAATGTTGAAAGCATAACATACAAAATGCTATGCTTTCAATTTCTTTTTACTGTTTAATAAAAACCGAAAATATGATAGGTTCAAAATTCAATATTAAGAGCATGATTTATTTATTAAGGGAACGCTATATTGGATTTAATTTTAAACATTGCCGGAATATGGTTTTTAGTAATGGTAATTATATTGCCATTTACTTTGTCATTTTTGAAATCAGGAAAAATTGCAGATAAATACAATAAACTTTCAGAAAAAGAGGAAAATAAATGAATTTTAATGATTTTATTTATATTAGTATTATTTTAACTTCTTTGGTATTTAATATTTTTTTACTCTATGAAAACAAATCTTTAAGAAATGGGAAATAATGAAAAGATTTTTAATAACAATTTTAACTATTTTGTTGATGTCAACAATACAGTGCAATATGGCATCAGCAAAACATCTTAATCCTGAATCCTACTATCAGGATAAACTTTGTGGACAACTTAGCGGACAATTGGAATATCTATTACCTGATAATACTCGTGTTGATTGCTTAACTTCTGAATACGCAATAGAAATAGGCTTTATTGACCATAAATACGAAGATGTAGGGCAAAGCCTTTACTATTCATTAATAACTGGTAAAAAACCGGCTATTGCTACAATAATTGAAAATCCAAAAATTGCTGAAGAACATTTACATATTTTGCAAAAATTAGCTGAGAAATACGATATAAAAATTTTTATATTACAGCCGTAATTTATGCTATAATTTGTGTGGGATAGCCCGACGGGGCGACAAGTTAAGTAATCCTTGCTTAACTTCCCACCATTAATCAAGGAATTGCTAAAGGAGGCAACGTTTTTATGTCAAAATTATGCTTATGTTGTTTTGTCGAAAAAGATTTTTCAGAATTCTATAAAATGAAGCAAGCAAAGGATGGCTACCATAATAAATGCAAGGAGTGTACCAAAAAGGGATTAAAAATAAGAACTATTGCATTAAAACAAGAATTTAAACTTTGCTCAAAATGTAAAAATACTTATAAAAGAACTAATGAAAATTTTTACAAAAGCATAAAGAACCCTGACGGTTTATCACGCTATTGCATTAAATGCGATAAAGAAGTTAAAAACAAATATAAACAAGAAAATAAAGACAAAGTTATTGAAAGTTATAAAAAAACATATAGGAATACACTGGAAACACGTAAAGAATACCAAGAAAAGAACAAAGAAGAATTAAAAGAATATCATAAAAATTATGCACAAAAAAATAAAGAAGAATTAAAATCAAAATCTCAAATATATAGAGAGAAAAATAAAGAAAAAATAGCAGCAAGAAGAAGAAAATACTATTTGGAAAATAAAGAACATATAATAGATAGAGTTAAAATTTATTATAGAAACAATAAAGAATCTGTACAAAAGTACAAAAGATTATACTTAATAAAAAACAATGATAAACAAAAAGCCAAAAATAAAAAGTTTAGAATATTGTTTCCCGAAAGGTATAGGGCATATGCTAATAACTATACTTTAAGAAAGAAAAATGCTATGGGGAATTTTAGCAATAATGACATTAAAAATAAATTAATAAAACAAAACAACAAATGTTATTGGTGTAATTGCAAACTTGATAATAAATACCAAATTGATCATATTGTGCCACTTTCCAAAGGTGGAACGAATTATCTTGAAAATATTGCTATTACTTGCATTTCTTGTAATGCTTCAAAATCTGATAAAATGCCAGATGAATGGGAACGTTATTTAAAAAATGTTGTCATTCGTTAATATGGACAAGCTACAGGAAAACAAGCTAAATCTGTTTTGATAGTTGAGAGTCCTGAAGAACAAAAATTTATTGATCGAGTTTTACAGGTTGTTAAATTTTATAATTTACCGGTTATTATAGAAGTTTATAAAGCCTATTAAAGATTAAACCCTTAACTCTTAATGAATTATTTTCTATTAAAGTTTACTCGAGTTATCTTTAATCTCTATAGTATCACTTTCGACTCATATTCGTATCATTTTTAGTATCAGGTAGTTTTTATTATCGAATCATCAAAACTTTAATTTACGGGCTTTGTACGCTCGGAAAATAAGGTTTTAAACATATCTTTTGGTGGTGGTGATACTAAAAACTTATCAACTTTCGATTTTTCCTGAAATTCCCTAATTTTTTTCATACGAGCATTATAATAAATATCAATTTTTTCTTGCTTATAGTAAGGTTCTTTAGTGTTTATAACCTGTATTTCTGAATCATTGAGCATAATAAATTTTTCAAGATTTTCTTTCTGGAAATTTGTTAAAGATGTTCTATTAAGCTTAATCTTGCATAAATGCTCTTTATCTGATTCTGAAAGTTTTGAAACTTCTTCAGAATACAAAACCGTATTTGTTTTGCTCAGATCCATTAAATTTTTAAAAGAAAAATTGTTATTTTGTTTAATTATTTGTTTAGTTTCTTGTTCAGGTACAAAATTTCTGCCTGTATTATACTTTATATCAGTGTTTATACCTGATGCATTTAATGAAGATACTTCATATTTTTGTGCAGATATTTCATTTTTTAATGAAGATTCTTCATTCTGATTGCAAAAATTTTTGAGATCCAGTAGTTCATAAAATTTCTTAGTAAAATAAATCTTTTTATCTGTTCGCATAATTAAACCAGAAGAAACAGAAAGTTGTTTTATTCCGTCCTTGATCTGTCTGATTGAATAACCTGTACAAGCAGCAAGTTTTTCTTCACCCGGGAAAGAATAACCTAATTTTGGATTATACATACTGGATAAAGTTAAAAGAATCATTCTCGATACTGGTTTTAAACCAATTTTTGAAAATAAATCTGTTTTAATAATTGCGTTTGATAACTCATAGCTTTTAACGTTGACTTGCAACGCTTCTGTTGATGCCGTTTTGTGCATTTTCCTTAAATTCCTCCAAAAATATTTGCATACGAAACTCTTGCACTTTTCCGGGAAGGCTGTATAATAATAATTGAAAGTTTTTAATGGTACTTTTTCCTTCCCGGAATCAGTACCTTATTTATTTGTTTAATAATTATCATGAATTATAACTTGTGGTAAAATTATGTCAATAGTATGTTTTATAACCTGTTCAAAAGTTTTAAACTAAGTTTTGGAAGAGTTGGGGAATGAGTGTAAAAGCTCGCTACAAAAGAGTTTTAACAATTCTTATTAATTTTATTAAAAACTTAATTCCAGAATAAAAAACAAAACGAAAAGAGGAAGTTTCAGAATGAATTTAGTACCAGTTCCACAACTTGAAAAAGAAGGGAAAATTCGCACATCAGCAGAATATTTAAGGCGAATATGCAAAGAAGTTGATGAGTCAGAGCATGGAAAACATGGAGTAAAAAAGAGTTCTGTAAGAAAAGAACCAGTTTCGGAAGGTTCTAAAAAAACACATTGGCTTGTAGATATTAATGATCCAGGGATTAAAGATCTTTTAATTTCGGAACAAATAAAAGAAGTTTTGGAAGAAGAAATTCATGATGTGGAATTTTTTGAGGAACAAAATGTTAAAGTTCCGCAACAAAAACAAAACAAAGATGCTTTAATTCTGGAACTAAATGATAGATGTATTAATTTAGCAGGACAAGCAGGGCAAGTTAAGCTCTTAACTGATTCAGAACAAAGAACAAGGGAAGAGTATTTTAAGTTAGTGCAAGAAAATGCTGTTTTAAAAGCAAAAGAACCAGTTCTGAAATCCTACATAATATCTATAGTTGCATTAGCAATAATTTCAACTATAAGCGTTCCCGCAGCAATAGTTTTTTATAACAAACCACCTAAAGAAATAATCAAAACTGAAACTATTGAAAAACCAGTTGAAAAGATTGTTTACAAAGATAAACAGCCAGTTAATAATAAACCGGCTGTTAAAAAGGATAAATAATAAAAAATTTTAAACTTTTTCTTTTTTCTTAACTTTTTCCTCTTTTTCTTTAAACTCTTTTTCTCTTAAAGCAGCATGAAATAGTTCTAATAGCCTACGTTCGTTAAAATCTATAATGTCAGCTCTTTTTATAGGTTTATTTAAATTATTTGTTTCTCTATCCAATTTCTCTTTAAGAGCTTCAATCACAACACTATTCATGTTTGTTTCGTGATCTTGAACATAAATAAAAGCAGCTCTATGTAGTTCTTCAGGGATTCTTACATTGAAACCACCCTTAAAGGACTTTTCTGGTTCGACCCCTTTTATTCTGCAATATTCAAGATGTTCGTCTACAGCTTCATGAAAATCCTGCTTTAATTCTTGGATGGTTTGCCCTTCGTAAGAAAGCAAGCCTCTTATGCCCTGTACTTTACCAAAAAGGCAATCGTCTTCTTCACTATATTCTACTGATCCTAGATAACCCTTGTATTCCATTAAATTTTTCATAGTAGGTTTTCTCCTTCTAATATTTCAATGACCTGTTTGATGTAGCAAGGTTTAACTATACCCGGATTGTGTGGCTCGTGTAATGTTATTGGAACTCCGTTTTTATTTATAAACCTTCTTCTTGAGCCTCCTGTTATGCCTGTTTTTTCTGATTCAAATCCAAAGATAGATAAAAATACAACTAATTCATCCCAAGTTAAATCTTTTGGAATACTTAAAAACCTTTTTATTAGCTTATCTCGCTTAGTCATTTATTAAACCTTTGTAACTAACTTTAGTTATATCTTACCATATTATTATATAAATCGCAACTATTTTTAGTTATATTTTTAAGAAATTTTTAAAATACGGCTTTGTAGAGTGGCTGAAATTGATTTTATTTTATGTCCATTAGGTAGGCATCTGTTTTGCAAACCGGACAAGCATCCATAAAATCGTTGGTTTTTTTGTCAATCATTTTCTCCAAATCGTCCTCATTGTATGCGTTATAACAGTTATTACATCTAATGCTGTATGAAGACATATCCATTTCTTTCAGTGCTTCTTTACGTAAATCTATCAAAATACTTCTCCTTTTCGCTTAAGTAACTCTTTTCTGCTTTGCAAAGATTTTAATTCTATTGCTAAATATTTCTTATTCTTTTGATTCAGGGATTCTCTGTAATAGTCAGCATTAACAAACAATTCAGTTTCTTCTGCCAAGTCAAAACAAGCCTGAATTAAAACATTTTTTGGTAATTCCATGTATTCTTGGCATATTTCACAACCCCCTGAAAAACCGCCATTTTTATTCATAAAATTTCTTCCTTCTTTGTTTTCTGCTTCAACTTCGAATTCATACGAAATAGTGCTTTCAATTTCAACTTTAAATTTTTTATTTTTCATGTTTATAACCTTTCGTTTGAGATAATTTACAACCTTATTTACGAGCTTTTTAATATTTTATATAGTTTGATGTGTTTCTGTCCTTAAAATTTGATTTCAGCCTTTGTGTCCATTCTGGAATTGATTTATTTTCTTTAGTTATTTAATTCTTTATCCAGTTTTTTAAATGTTGTTCCATAGCAATTTCATTTAATTTTTTAATTTCTTTATCCTGATGCTGATTTTCTATTTTTGTAATTTCCTTGATCTCTAATTCATTGAACCATTCATAAACTTTATAATCGGGAAGCCTTTCCTTAGCTTCTTTTTTTGTTTTGAAAGATTCGTTTATTCTATTTCCTCTCGCAATTACATAAAACGGTTCTACGAGTTCAAGGGAATATTCCTCTTTTAAGGTGCAATCAGCTTCATACTTCCAACCCTCATATTTAGATGCGGTCATAACGTGGTTAAAATCCTTGTCATTATAGTATTGACAGTAATATCGATTGTTCTCAACACATTTGAAAATATGTAAGCTGTTGTATTCAGTTAGAAATTTAACCGAAATTTTATTCATCTTAGAAATTTTAAAAAATTCTGTATCTACTTCACCGATTGCCTTAAAAGCAACTTTGCATTTTTCAAAATGAGAATATTCGAAATTTGCGTTGCAAATAATTTTTATCGCTTGCTCTTCGGTTATTTTTCTTGACTCATTAGTTTCTTTGTCTGTATATAAATAACTTTTCAAAAATATTCTCCTTCTCTGCTTTCAAAGCTCAACTACAAGCTTTGAAGTCAAAGAAGCTAAGAAGCTTCTTTTTCGACTAATTTATGACCTTGATGTTTTATATTTGTAAGCCATTGATTAAGAAATGAATTTAATTCTTTTTTGAGTTTTGGATAAACTTTGCCCGGCTCTGGATAAACAACTTGATAAACACCCATATAATCGTTTTGAAAAGTAAGCGCTTCAATCATTTTCATTTCTCTATGAATCCTTATTTCCATATCGGGATCAGCCATACAATCACCGTTTTGTTTCCCATAATGAGATAAAGCAAGTTTGCAATCACCGATTTTTTCGATGTTCAGATCCATATAACCTTCAGCTTTTAACTTGTAAGAAGTTACCGGGCCGGAAAGAAAATTTTCAATTCCCCCAGGAATGATTTTGTCTAATTTTTTATAATTTGATTCGTAAATGCTCATATAAGTTCCTTTCTTGTTATTAATTAACCTTTTAATTCCTGATAAACTTTTTCACAAAGTTGTTTTCTTATAATTTGGCTTCTGCGTGTATTACCTTCTCTTATTTCTGTTAAAAAAGATTGTTCTTGGTTGTAAGCCATTGTAACTGCTACTTCAAAATCAAAACCTTGTTTTAATAACTCAGGAACTCTACTTAAAAAAGAGTTTTTTATAAGTTTTTTTATATCTTTCATTTTGTCTTAAACCTTTACTATTACTAACTTTATGGTGTTTGTTTGTTTTAATAATCTTATCTTAACTTATTACTAGCGTTTGTCAAGGGTTAAACCCAATAATATTGCAGAAAGTTCATAATTAAGGATGTTCAAAACTAATATATATCTATAATGTAAGCAATAAAAAACCCCTAATAATTTAATACTAGGGGTTGTGAAGAGTTAGAAAGGAGGTTCATTTTTACCAGTTTTGAAATCTTTGGTAATTATCTACTGCTACGAACATTAAATTAGCTTTTAGTTTCGATACTCCGCAAGATAAAAGCAATTCCTTTAATACAAGACTCGATAAATACCTGTTATTGTCGATAAGTTTTTTATTATTACAAAGCAAATCATGAACCATTGAGGCTAAAAGAAAATGATTGTCTTCTTTTGAGCCTATAAGCATCCAGAAAAGCGAGGGAATCGAAGTGCCATCCCATTTAAATCCTGCCTCAAAATTGAGAGTATAAAGCCTTTTTTTGTAATAAACATTAATCCTGACTTTATTATCAAGTTTAAAAGGAAAATCCTCTTTATCCGTTTTAAGTGCTGGAGGGTCTTCCGGCATTATCATCCTTGCTCGTGTTTTTGGAGTGTCAGAGCAATAAATCTGCAAATCTTTTGTATTAACTAAAAACATCTTATGCCGCCTTTAATTTTTCTAACGGAAAATATTTGCCCGGACACGCAGTTGCGAATTTTTCTCTATGTCCTACTGTTTTAGTATTTTTAAATCCTTCTCTGATCAGCTTTATAAGTTTTTTACCTGCTTCGAATTGGACCAAAGGCATTATCATCTCTCTGTCATAATTACCCTCAAAACAAATCCCGATACTTATAGAGTTGAAATCAGGACAATGAGCGCCGATCATATTTATAGGTCTGCCTCTATAAATAGAACCGTCTTTTTTGACATAAAAATGGTATCCACAGCCAGCCCATTTTCGGTTTAAGTGTTCTTGATGAATCGAATTAATATCACCATCGCCAGCTCTATGATGTAAAATTATATATTCAGTTTTTTTTCTTGGGGTTAAGGCTTTGAATTTTAGTTTTATATCAATAATATTCATTTTTAACCACCTTTTATTTATTTGAGGCTTTAGCTTTTAGCCAAATAATATCACCAGTATTTTGAACGATCTGCTTACCCTGTTCTATAAGACCATATTTATTTTCTTTAATATCGTCTTTCATATAGGCAAGATCATTTCTAATGACTGTTACGCTTATAATCGCTGTACACAATCCACATATTGCACCCGAAACAATAATTGAAATTATTTGTTTATAGATTTCATTCATAATTAAAGCCCCCATTCGGAGGCTGATTGTATTTTATTCAACTTCAAACCCTCTTATAAACTAATATTGGCTTTTATTGCATCAGCGATGCCATCAGCCTGCAATTCTATAATATAGGGAGAGGCATGCACCCCATCTCCAGTAGCCCAATTAGCCGTGCCGTTTACTTTCCATTTTCCTGAATTTATCGAACTTTCTGAAACAAGTCTGTTGTCAACAACAAAATCATAATCAGCATAAGTCCCTGCTATTAACTCGTTATTTCTTTGTGCAACAACAGCTGCATAAGCAATAGGTGTTTGGTTTTCTAACGTTGCAAAGCTATCTGTCGAAGTAGACCCAGGTTCGGTTGTTGATGTAAATACATATTTAACCCCGCAACCTCTTATTTGTGCTATAAATTGCTGTTCTCTTGTTTTAACTGTTGCATATGGAGATGCCGTACCTATATCATTATAGTTCAGGTTTAAGTAAACTGCTGTCGGTTTAATTATAGACAGTAGTTCAAACAAATGCTGCCCTCCATATCTGTTGCTAGTAATACCATTATTAAAATAATGGTCTAAAGCAACTCCACCTCTGGAAAAGTTAGCCCAAGGATAGATGCATTTGTCCATACTTTCAGACAATGCTCTTTCAAATGGACCGCAAGCACCGTCATCAGAAACCTTATCACAACCTGAAATTGAATCAATACCACTGGCGTTACCGATTGTTCTGCTGTCACCTATAGCTACAATTGAAGGCATTTTAATTTTTGGTATACCCATTATTGCCGCTGGTTGTAAAATATAAAACGCAGTTCCTGCGGTTATAGTAGTCTGATAGCTTTCATCATACCACGAGTTACCGTTATATGCTTCTTCTATTGTGGTGGTTGCACCGTAAGTAGTACCTATTGGACGTCTACCTGTATAGACATTTGCTCCCCAGCCAAAACAAGCGCGTAGTCCAATTGCTCCACCAACAGGAATATCGCAAGGCATCAAATCAGACTCATATATTCCGCCTGAAGGGACTAAAACACTCCAATTTATAGTTCCATCTGGTCTTATCCCATTTCTCACAACTTGAATAGCTTTTTGCCCAGTAAATGCTTGGTTGTTCCATTCTGGGTCAACCCCAACGTGTCCGCCATATGCATAAGCTTTCCAATCAAATGTGAAAATTGCACCAGATCCAGAGCCAGTTGTAGACGCCTGAGAAACTCCACTACCGAGAGGAACATTATAAATCCCTCCTGCTATAACTTGTCCTAGTGTTGGAACTCCTGCATTTACTGCTGTTATCATTACTTTAACTGGCTCTAGTGCGGTTGTAGTCGTTGTTGCAAAAGTTAAAATTTCACCAGCTGCATACCCAACACCTCCGGAAAAAGTAACATTAGATGCAGAAAAAATACTGGGCGTTATAGGTTTACACCCTGGTACTCCATTCAATATTCTCATACCTGAGTATATTAATTTTATCGCTGTTGCCCCACAAGGTATTAGATGTTTAGAGTGATTATTTAGCTGTGTATTTGCACCAAAAGCACTTCCAAATCCACTTAAACCACATCTTTGACCGACCAATTGGAGTTGAGGAGTATAATCATCCTCTCTGAGTAAACCGCCTGTTTTTTTATTTAAAATATCAACTTTATTCATTTTATCAATTCCTTATATTATGAGTATGTTACGGTTGTTGCTCTATCATCCCATTTATAGGCATAGGTATTATTACCGCCAGAGTTAGTGATTGTGATATTTCCGCTAACATCTGTTACTATTTTTTGAATCCTCCAAGATACAGCACTTGTAACCGTTCCTGCTATAGCATAACCAATATAAGTGGCATTAGCAGTAGTAGTTTTGTCAGTAAGCATAATGTCTGTTTTGTCTCTTGCTAAAACCACGAGAGAGCTTAAAATAGCCCCTATATCTACAACAAGCTTTTTTACATATGAAAACAAGCTGTCTGTCGTGTTCGGTGTTCCGTTGTTGGCGGTGTCTGATGATGTGCCAAAACTTTTAATAATTACTGGCTGTGCTAAATCGAATTGATCCATTTATATTTCTCCTTCTGGTTTTATCGGATATACTACGTTATTTATATCAATACTTTTACAAATCTGAATAATCTATAATAATTGCTTCAATTTCTTCCTGCGATGTAGCGAAATCGATAGCATTTTTTATAATTCTTACTTTGGCATCAAAAGCCATATATTTTTGCAAAACTTCGCCATAAAGTGATTTAAAAGTCGCATTATCTAAATTTTGGATAGGCAAACCGTCATAAGTATAAAAATTACCAGAATAATCAGGAAAATCAGCGGCGATTAATCCTGTCATGGCAGTTGCTAAACTACCTGCAATCGTATTAAGCCCCAATTTCCCGATAGAAGTTATAAAGTATTTCTTTTCGTTGATAGCAGTGTCATTTTCAGCAAGTTTTTTGAATTTTAAAATATCAACATCCATATATTTTTCAATAACGGGAAGTTGTACCCAATCAGAATTAAGCTTTTTAAGATATTTATTAGCTTGTAATTCTGTCAAAACTTCAATGTTTAATTCTTCATTGGTTTTTTTATTTAAAAATCTTAATTTCATCATTGTTTAAAAACCCTTATATTAGGTTGTTTTATGGTATAATTAAATAAATTTAATTAGGAGATATTTTTATGAACAAATTCTTAGAAAATATTAGCAAAATTGAATCCATTACAAATGGAAATATAATGTATCAACCTACGATGATTTTAGAAAATGGACAAGAAGCAACTTTAGGCAAACCTTGTAGCAATAAAATAGACGCTCAACAAACTTTAGATAAAGTAAAAGAGCAAGCAGAAAAACAGAATCCTGACCGATTTCCTAATCTTGCTTTCTATATTGCAGAAAATAAGCAATAAAATAGACACCACGGTTTTTTACCTTGTAAAATAAGTATTTGCAACGGTAGGCAAAACAACTGAAGGGTAAGGAAATAATTTAAATGTGCCACTTCCTGCATCTGTTATAGCAATTAAACCTGTCGCTCCACCTGCTATAGCATGTTCGACTGTATCATACAGAGTGCATTTGTTAGCGTCAGCACCTTCTCTAAGTCCATAAGTTGTATTTTCCGCTAATCCTGTCGGTGCTGTTTTTCCTGCCTCAACACCTATTCTTACCGCTGTTCCTGTTGTTTGTCCGTGTGTGCATTTAATTACAGAAAGGTCTAAACTAAAAACACCATAATCTCCAATCAAAGGCCTAAAAGAACCCAAACTATCCATAGAATAATATCTAGCGCCATCAGCAGGAACTCTATTTATTGCGTTTAATGAAACGGTTTGACCTGCTGAAAAGCCATTATATTGATACACCGTATCATCAACCCAATCACCGCCTACTTTAATTTGTGCTTTATAATATAATGGCATATAGGTAGGGTAAGTTGTCGAAGATCTAACTGTATGTTTTGTTACTATCTTAGGTGATGGAAAATCTAATTGTAAATAATAGTCAAGACCTCCAACATCTCCTGAATCCCAATAATCAGCAGGGTTGTCATCCATACCAAGATATGCTGTTGCATTTCCATGATTAGAACTAGCTGTATAACCACCATCAGAGTTAGCTGCCATAGTTTTTAAACGTATTGCAGAATCATAGAAACCCCCGTCTTTAGCCCCTAAAAATCCTGCTTCTTTCCACGCTGTATATAAAGCAGAATCGCTTAAATCTAATGTTGCGCCATTGAGAAGTTGTACTCCTGTTGATCGGCTTAAAGACCCATTGTCATAAAAAGGGATACCTATTGGCATAACAATAGAATTATCAACAGCATATTTTAAATACATTAAATTTTCGTTTAAAATATCGGGATTGCAATTTGCTACATCTTTTAAAGTTGCATTATCCGTGAAAGTATAAGGGTTTGTCATTTTTTAAGCTCCAAATTTGTCAATAATTTCTTGTTTAAGCCACATCAAACATTCATTTAAAATATCTGGGTCAGCTTCTGCTATCCCTGCTTCTGTAGGGTTATCAGTCCAAGTGTAAGGATTGGCCATAATTTAATATCCTTTCTGTGTTATAAATTAGTACCCTGCAACTTGTATATTCACAAAGCCTGTTGTTAAACTTCCAGAATTGTTGTAAAGCTTAATTGTGCAACTTGTTGAACTACTTGCAGTAACTACGGCATAGGAAGAATTGCTTTTTGAGGTTGCTAAAATTTGTGGTTCTGTAATTATAAAATTCTCGGCAATTTTGCTTTCCAAATCTGTTGAAAAAGTTATAGTGATTCCATCATTTGCAACTGTTATTTCACGATTTGTGTAACGTTCCGACCTATCTGGCACATCCACATTCATTACAAAATTGCTGACCATTACAGGAGTTCCGTTGGGGCTACTTATTGTGATTCTTGCCTGATAATATCTAAATTGATAAGAACCTGTATTAATAAGCGCATAATCGCTCCAAGTGATATTGTCCTCACTGTATCGCCACTCAGTAACAGCAGAGCTTAAAGAATCGACTTTATAAACATTGTAATTACTACTTATAATAGAATTAAGATTAGCTCCGATGTCATAAACCTGTGATTCATACACTCCAGAAGTTGCAACAGCAGGATTCCACTTATTGTTAAAATCCGCATAATATCTACTGCCTGAATTAGTCCATTTAACAGGAGTTAAATCCTGCCATAAACCTACTGGATTTAATTTTAAACGATTTTTGTAAATGTAAGTATTTGTATGCGTTCCTATTGGATTTTCAAATATACTTTGCTCAACAACTATATTAAGGTTAGGTATTGCATCAATTTGAATAACATCAAAAATAGCGTTTGCGGAATACTCTAATCCGGTCCATGCTTTAATCCAATACTTTAAAGTACCTTTTTTATTGAGATTAAGTGTATAAGTATTCCCTTTGATTTCTGAAGCAACGAGTGTTGAATTAATCCAACTTTCTCCCTCTCTTATTTCGTAACTAATATTAGTGCCCGTTATTTCCTGCCACGTGAATTGTAAAAGCCTTAAATTTTGTACTATATTGAAATTTGTAATATCGGCAGGAATAGCATAAGGATCATTAAGAGTAGTTATAATAACTAAAGGCTCTCCGCTTGCCATTTCATCATTATATAAATTAACATCGTAAGGTGTGCCATGCACATCAAAAACACCGCTTCTGTCATCTACAAGCTTTGTAATCTTTAAATTATAAGTTTGTCCCATTAATAAAGACGGTACAGTTATGATATCACCAATTTCACGCTCTGATATTCTATAATCAGTTGAAAATTTATAAATAAAAGGACATAGAATTTTTCTATTTAAATAATACCAAGCAAGCAAAGAGGCTTGTTGATGATTAGTTATGCTATAAACATCTACTTGATGAGCTATAGCAGGTTCATTTATGTATGTAAAAAGCTCAGCCTGTGCTACGACTTTAGCCCATTCATAAAGAGGGCTTATGTACTCAATTCTTAAAATATCATAATGATCTTCTAGGGGAATCGGGGTGTAGACTTCTGATCCTTGAATAATATCATTTTCAGTAAGAACTTGAACGACATCTCCGGGCATATCAATTTTAAACTGTATTTTTTCACCTTTGGTAACTAAAGCCCCTCTACAATTCTTTTTAAATTCTTCAATAGCGTCTCTTACGGAATAAACTGAATCGAATACCATATTGAAGGTAAATCTAGGGGTAGCTGTTCCTCCAGTTAAGAATGTTTTTGATAAAACTGTTACTATCCCAGTTCCATCGTTCAAATCAGCATTATTGACCTTTACAAGTGCCGAAGCGGTGACTGAATTATTAATTAAAGAAATAATATCACTTGCTGTTGAAGTAACTACAGAACTTGAATTTGTTGCAAGCTGTATATTAATGTCTTTTCCTGTCACTGTAATAACTAAAGGTTTGCTTGCTCCTGCATTAGTATAAGCAATTGACACAGTCGAATCATTAGCCTTGCGAGCTTTGAATATTAAATCATTGTTATTTCCTGTTAGAGCGGTAGTTAATTCATAGTAGGTGAGTGTTTGATTGCAATAAGTAGCGGCATCAATGAAGCTTTGAATATCTAAATGTTTGGCTATTGTTGCATTATCAATTAAACCTGTGTTTAATAAAGCCATTCCTGCGCCGTTATAAGATATAAGCATGTCCAGCAAACACCATGCAGGATTATTACTGTAAACAGTAGTGTAAGCGGTCGGAGTTGTATAAACTCTTACTAATCTGCCTTTAACGACAGCAGTAAGATTGTAATTTTCGTTTATTTTGTCGGATTTCGGGCAAGAAATAGCCAAATAAGCAAGATTTTTAAGCCCCCCTACAAGCTCCGCTCTTGCGGCATTATTAGCACCCGAAACAAGTGTTGAAATTTGTTGTGTCGGCGTGCCGTAGAATTTTTCTATCGTGCAGCCAGAAATTTCTGTATAAGGAATATCGTTTAATCTTATATCTGTAAAATCTTCAATTTCTCCGTCACCAAAAGCGATAATCCTTTTTATTGTTGATTCGCCAGATTCATTTTGCCAGATTCTATTGCCCGCAAGTTTAACCTCGCCATAAGGCATTGCAATAGGCAATTTATTGTTTGTTTGTGTTTGCAAAACAGGGTTTGAGTAAGAGGGGCTTGACTCCATGCCCATACTCATATTTTTACCAATAGAACCAGATTTTGTTAAAGCAATACCACCATAAATCAAAGCACCTACAGTTATAGTTGCAGTAGCATAGCCAAGTAGAGCAGCAGCCGTTAAACCAATAGCCCCAGCCGTAGCGGTAAAGACAGCTGCAACTATAGCAGTAAAAACAAAACCGCCCTTTTTGCGGCGGCATATTCTTTTAAAAGCAACGTCTAATTTATAGTAAATTCTATAAAGCATTAATTCTATACCATTTCACTAAATGTTTATCAAAATAATCAACTTTGCTTATTCTCAAAGTATGTTCACGGAAAACGTGTATTATTCTTTGTTCTCCGATATATAAAGCAACATGAAGTTCTTTCCTAAATTTCGTTACGAGCATATCGCCCGCCTGGATTTCTTCTTTTGTAATTTCTGTACAATGTTTTTGGATTAAATCAATTCCGTAATCCCAGTTATCCGCAGGGTCGGCAGTTGGAAGAGGAAATAGTGGAATGTTCTGGAAAACTTTGTAAATTGGATAAAAACAACCTTGATAAAGGTTTTCTGTATTTTCCCAAAACATTTGGTAAGGACGACCAATTTCTTTTTTTAATTCATTAATTTTGTTTATCATTTTGCCTCTATTCGTGTTATAATTTACTTACGGAGGTTTAAATTATGAATATAATTTATAATATTGTTTTTTTAGGACATACAGATGTTGAACACTCTTGTACGCTTTTTTCTACATTTGATAAAAAAATTGCTATTGAAAAATTGAAAGAATTTCAAAATAAATATACTAATAAAGGCGACGGAATTAGACTTTTTGCAAGCAAATTAAACGCTGAAAAAAGAACGAAATTTTTGAAACTATATTTAAAAATTAAGCCTTAATAACTTGCTCTGACGGTAAATTGGGATATCCGGAGTACTGTTCTAAATTCCCATATCTCTTGCATGTTTGCAGAGTGCGATCGCATGAAAGCTGTGAGCCGGAATAATTACAGCGTGAATCCTTGAATTTTCTTAAATTACAATTAACTCCATAGCTCATAAACGGCATAGACTTGTCAAATCCACCTAAATGACAAACTACATCAAGACTTGCAGTAGTATCATTCAAGACAAGGTTATTAGCCTGACCTATAAATAGAATTTGTTCTGTGTTCGGGATAAGCGCAAAAGTTTCAGTATTTAAAAACACCTGTGTTAATTTACAATCACAACCTGTAATATTATCGCCATGAGTCCCTATTATTCCAGAAATTGCTTGACCCACATTAGATATAGATGCTTTCATCCTCGCAACTTCTGTGTTGTCTTCCCTTGCAGGAACTTGAACATCTAAAGGTGCACCTAAATAAATTTGACCATCAAAAGTAAGGCTTGCCATTGTTTCGTTATCAAGAATCCTAACTGCGCCTGTAGGTACGTTAATTTCAAGAAGTTTTCTTGGGATTATTTCATCTCTTTCAAGAATTTCATCGGGCAATAAAGCAGGCTGCCAGACTTCTTTTATAGGTATACTTCTTTTTGCCCACCCTAAGAATGAATCAGCGGTTAATTTATCCGTATCGAATCTTACCCAGTAAGTAACACCATCACCGCCTTTTGAAGTTTCCCAAGTCCATTGAAAAGCTTTAAATTTCCCTCTTTTAGAGATAAAGAAATCTTCTATTTGTCTGCCTACAATCGGATCTTTCTCAAAAGTTAATTCCCATGATTTTTTTGGAGAAGTCCATAAAGCGCGCCTATTATTTTGTGCTGTTAAAACTTTGTCCATTAAAGTATTAAAATCTAAAGAGAATTTATATTGAGTGTCGTAATAAAAATCAAAGTCTGTGACAGGTGTTATGGCATTGGTATCAATAGTGATAAATTTAAGTTCTGTTTCTGTAAATCCCATGTGGTGAAGGTTTTCTTTCAGGGTGTCATTATCAAGATAGCAAGTATAAGTTACATCGGTAGCGTTTCCGCTTTCTTCTTTCTTCCAAGTCCAAGTGAAAGGCAAAGCACCGCCTTTAATTGATATAAAAAACGCTTCAACGCTCGCTCTTAAAGTAGGGTCTTTGTCGAATTTAAGCGTAAAAGTTCTTTTTGGATAGATAAATTTAGGGTATCTTTGCTCTCTGCCCTGCTGTTTATCATTTACCTGTGTATCAAACTCGATTTCAGAGGTATAAGCTTCTTTATATGTGATTGTAAATGAAGGTGTTGGCATGTATGTTATAATCCTATTTGTTACTTATAAATAAGGGGGTTTAAAAAATGCAAAATTCAAAAACATCTGCCAAATTATTGATGTTAAAATCAGTTTTGGCAGAAAAACAAAAAATTACTTTAATCACCAATTTTGGAATTATATCTGGTGATTCTTGCAAAGAAGAAGCGATAAAACTTTCAGAAAAATGCAATCAATTAAAACAATCATCAGAAGATTTCAAAAATGACGTTTTTAATGAGGACGCTGATTTTATTTATTTAAAAAATGTTGAATTAATCACAAATAATGTTAGTTATAAATATGAATCTTTGATTGTATTTATTGATGAAATAAAGGCAATCAATTATTAACTAGACTGTTTAATAATAGTTCTAGCACCATTAACATTGTCTTTTATATTACTATTCTGAATATTCGCAATATCTTTAGCGTGAGCATACAGATATTGTTTAACATCTTGCGAATCCCAGGCTTTAATATTGTAATTGTTTATAATTGCAACCGTTCCCGACTGTTGCTGACCGCCCGTATTAAATCCATCTGTATTTGGTCTTATATATCCGTTTTGATTTGGTACAAAAATTTCTTGTCTTTTTTCTCCGACAATATATGGTGTTCCTGCTGTTACTGGTCCGCCATTTTCTCTACGTGCAAAACTTGCTATTAATGCTGCTGTTCCAACTGCTGCTCCAACTGCCAAAGCAGGACCAACAATAGGTATTCCGACTACTGCTTTTATTGCCGAAACAATAGCTGATTTTGAATTAATAGCAATTTCTTTTAAAGCTGTACTTTCCGTAATAGCTTGCATTGTAAGATGTTCTTTAAGCCATGTTTTTGTCATATCCATAGCAAGGTTAGCAAAAGCGTTTCTTATAACGCTTGTAGTTGATGTAAAAGCATCTTGAAAAGTCAAAGTTCCGTTAATAAGCTGTCCGACTTGATTACTCCAACCGCTTGCTAAATCATCAGTAAAATTAAGCATACGAGCTTGTTTTTTCTGATCTGCTTCAGCTTCAATCTGTTCTCTGGTTAAAGTATGTCTTTTTATAATATCTGATTTATTTTGTTCTATTTTTTCAAGTTCTGCCGGATCGTTAGCATACCTTGTTTTCATCCTTTCAATTTCTTGAAGCTCTAAATCTTTCTTAAAGTTATCAAATTCAATTAAAATTTCTTTTTCTTTTTCAATAGAAGGGGAATTAAGCAATTTTGCATCGACTGAAAGCTGTTCTTTACCTATGGAATATTCATTAGAGGAACTTGCTTTCTGGTCTGCTATTTGTAAACGAGCTTCTTGTAATTGCAAAGACCTTTGTTCTGCAAGTTCAGATTTTTTAGCAGTAGTGAGATAGTCATTTTGAGTTATTAATTGTTTCTTTTTAGTTTCGGTTATTTTCTCAATGGCTTTAACTTGTTTATCAGCTTCAGACTCAATAGCGGATATAGCTTCTGGTTTATTCGTAGCGTTTCCGCTAGAAATATTGATAATATCATCTCTTTTCTTCTTTTTTATTTGGTCTATTGCATCTTGAGATTCTTTTGTTAATTGCTGTTCAATATCAGATTGTCTTTTAAAATGGTCAATTTCTAAGGTCAATTCTTCATTAAATACTCTATCAGTATCTTTTAAGCCTAGTTTTCTTAATTCAGCTTTTACTTGATAGGATTTATATAAAAGATTTTTTTCTTCATCAATATTTTTTGATTCTTCTTGAAGCCTTTGGCTGAATTTAGTTGTATAATCGCCATAACCTATGGTTTCTTTGTCTATTTTGACAGTAGTTGCCTTTTTTGTACTGCTTGTTTTTGTAGAATCTGTATTAGTGCCATTATCTCCTCCCTTTTTATCCAGATAATCACCAAGAGGATTATTTAATAGTTTTATGTTTTCATTTGATTTTTTTATACTTGCTTCAAGTTTTTTAATCTGCGATTCTGTCTGAATCATCCCCTTTAATGCTTGTTTTTGGGGTTCATTCATTTTTGTTTGTGTAGGAATTCCTTCCGCTCCACCCTCATAAACAAATTGTTGAGATGATGCGCTTATATTTTCTTTTTTAATGTTAGCAAGTTCTTTTTGGGCTTGGGAAAGCTGCTTTTTTGTTTCTGCAATATTAGCTTTTTCGGCTTCAAGAGCTTCTTGTCTATTTGCTTTAGCTAACAATTCAGTTATTTTAAGTAATGAAGTTTTTTTATCTATTAATTCTTGGATTTTATCAGCATATTTGGGATATATAGAGATCAATTTCTCTTTAGACTCTTTTAATTGTAATTCGTCAGAAACTTGTTTATTTTGTTTTTTATTTAACTCTTCAATTTTTGACAGCAGATCAGCAGTGGCTTTTTCTTGGTTCACATAAGCCGTCTTAATTTTATCTGATTGAGTTTCAGTACCAGTCATAATTTTTACATTTTGACTTAATATGCCTATAGCATCTTTTGCAGCGGTTGTTATAGAAATTAATAAGTCCACCGTTCCTTTTGCTATAGGCATAAAAATATCGCCTATATTTTTAGAAACCAAAGTCCATGCATCACCAAGAGTAGATAAACGACCTGTTAAAGATCCGCTTTGTTTGTCCATCATTCCAAAAAATCTGCCACCTTCTGATGTAGCAGCTTTAAAGGCATCTCTAACCATGCTTGATGATATTGCGCCCTTTTCCATTTGGTCTTTTAGCTCACCCATACTTTTGCCAGTTTTTTTGCTTATTTCTTGCAAAGGGTTAAATCCTGCATTAACCATTTGCAGTAAATCTTGCCCCATCAAACGACCTGTTGCTGACATTTGCGCAAAAGCTAAAGTTAAACTATCTAATTTTTGTTGATCTCCTCCTGATACATCACCAAGCATTTGAAGAGTTGGCAATATTTCATTAGCAGAAGCACCAAAAGATAATAGCAGTTTCGTGTTTTGTAAAAGCCCCTCTGTATTGAATGGAGTAACATTGGCAAAATTTTGCAAGTCTCCTAATAATGATTTAGCTCTATCAGCACTGCCAAGCATTACTTCAAGGGATATACTATATTGCTCAAACCTTGCCGCTGTACCTAATGCTGCCTTTCCTCCTGCAATAATTGCAGCAGTAACAGCAGCCAGTCCTAATGCTTTTGGATCTATACCTATAGAAGACAAAGCTGATTTAGCTTTATCTCCAAATGAATTAGTTTGACTTTCAGCTTTATTTAAGGCTGAAAGGTATTTATCAACTTCAGCTGATATTATTAATTTTAATTCGTTATTTTGAGGCATTTAAAAATTTCCTATAAATTTCGTGTTAAACTTTATAGTTAAAAATGGAGGTATTTATGGACGCTTTTTTTGGTTTATTACTTATATGCTTACTTATTTATATTTACTTTATTCCAACAGTTGTAGCTTCAAATAGAAGCCACAACAATAAAACACCGATATTATTAGTTAATTTGTTTTTCGGATGGACTTTTGTTGGATGGGTAACAGCTCTTATATGGTCCTGTACCGATAATGTAAATAAATAGTTAAACTTTTATAGTTTTAAAAAGAGGATTTATGTTTATAAAAATAATTCTTATATTAATTGCGATAGGTTCTGGATTTACCGCATTGCGTGGACTAATTCCAGAAAATTCAATAGTACAAATTTATTACACTCTGAATAGTTTAATATTTGTTATATGTTTGGGCTTTATCGGAATTTTGCCTGTCAAAAGCAAGGAAAGAAAAACAGACAAAACAGAATCAATATTTACAAGAAACTTTGATGTGCCAAGCAGGGACGATAGGTATTAACCCTTTCCTGCCCGCGCTCTCAATCTATCAACACTTTCCTGAGTTTTTTTATTTTTTTCAGCTTCTTCCTTGTCTTTTTCAGACTGAACTTGCTGTTTTGTCTTTAAACAACCTTCATTGACAAGATGTTGATAATAAAAAGCGTAAAATTTTCGAGGATTAGATTCCCAAAATTCTTCTTCTGACCAGTGCAGAATTGCAAGAGCAAAAGTTAATTCTCTTGTCCAATAAGTTCTGTCTGGCTCTCGTTCTTTTTTTCAGCTTCTTTATCCTCTTCAGGAAAATATATTTGATTATAAATTTCAGGTTGAAGAAATATTTTCGTATAGGCTTGAGAAGTGGCTTTAATCATTGCTTCATAATAACCAGTAAATTTGCCGACATCTTCCAAAGTTAAATCAGGTTGATGTCTCAATAGTCCTGCAAGTATCAATATTTCAA